TCAACGCTTAGAATTGACATCTCTTTCCTCCAGAATCCTCTTAATCCGCTCAGCTTGGTCTTCCGTCATCATGTCGAAATTTCGTGCGAAAAGCATCGCAACCTCTCTATTACTAGCCGAAACACGATCCTCAAACTTCACTTTTGAGTAGGTCTTTGATTCGGTAACTGCCTCCTTCAATTTCTGTATTTCCGACACATCAAGTCTGTAGTACTGCCCGATCTCGTCCGTCATCGCAGACGGAACTGATTTTCTTCCCAATTCGAGTGCGGACAGAAATGATGGACTCTTTCCAAGCGCACTTGCCATTTCACGCAGCGTTATTCCGTTCTTATCTCGAAATGCACGTACCCATTCTCCGAATGGTGTAAGCATTGCGCAGGCTCCTCTCTGCTAGTGACACCCCGACCTTGTTCACCAAGTTTTGGTAAATGTACACCATTTTGTGGTGTACGCAATGGGCTTTCTTACCTCCCCCCCAAGCGGGGGAGGACGGAAAATCGAAGGCTTAGGCGAGCGCAAGCCGCCTAAACTTCAGATTTTCCCGGAAAGGGGCAGCGTTCCGTTGGTGCTCACCTCACCGAGCCCCCCTCTTGCGAAATCTGAGGTTTGGCCCTGATCAGGCCAATTCCTCGATTTCGCTTTCTCCCCCGCAAGGGGGGAGATAGGCCCCGCGAAAGCCGCCCAAATTCACCTCAATTTCCGCACTTGGAGGGGATGAACTTTGGCACTTTTTCCAACAGATTCAATAAAACCACACGAATCTCATCCCCGCCCATTTTTCACGTTTTACCCTAGTCCCCGTCCCGCCCTCGGATACACCTGACGATGCGATGTCAGGCGAGGCGGGGCCGGCGCCGGGGTTAAGCACTGTCGCAGGTGTGAGATCCCGGCCCGCTGCAACGGTCTCCCTCCGGACGTGGGGCTGGAACAAGGGGTTGGCGGTCGGATGCCGCAAAACCTGGATACCCCGATCGGAAGGACGTGCCTCAGAGGCACACAGACAAGGTGCCAATGCTGTCGCGAACATCCAGACAGCGGGGCGAACAAAACGGCGGGGATGATAGACGATCGCCAATGATCGAAAACATCCCCCGGGCGAGGGTCCCGGTCGGTTGGTGCACCATCCGGCGGGAACCTCCCGGGCCACCGGCCAGGCTATGGCAGACATTCCGCAAGGAGGACTCTGCCAAGCAGGACCCTCCGCCCGGTCGAACGTTGGGACTCACGTTTCAACGCCCGTCGCCGCCTTGCCAGAGAGACGCATGCAGCGGGACAAAACGCCGAACGAGGCGCCGGAAGGAGCCACATACATTTACTTAGACAGGTTGCTTCTGGCGCCTCGTCCGAGACAAGCATAACCAACCCGGAGGGAGAGATCCCGACCGGCGGCGAAGCTTGGGGTTTTTGACATGGTTGGCGGCGATCTATCTCCCCCCTTGCGGGGGAGACTTCGGAGCGGTGGCCGAAGGCCAGAAATCGATCCAGTGAATCGATTTCAGCGAACGGAGGCCTGAGCGCGACGCCGCGCGAAGGCGATGAGAAGGCTTAGGCGAGCGTTAGCCGCCTAAACTTCAGATTTTCCAAAAGAGGGGCAGCGTTCCGTTGGTGCTCACCTCACCGAGCCCCTCTCTTGCGAAATCTGAGGTTTGGCCCTGATCGGGCCAATTCCTCGATTTCGCTTTCTCCCCCGCAAGGGGGAGATAGCCCCCGCCAAATCCCCCCCAACGAAAGGAGACCGCCATGCCCAATCTTCCGACGACACCAGGCGCACCGATCGCCGAATCGCTCCATCTGCGCCTCATGCGCGACATCTTGGCCCAGGTCGGCCATCCGCAGCAGTGCCCCAACCGGCAATGCCGCCGCAGCCGGGTCTGCTGCGGTGCGGCCGCGCCCGCCGTCCGGCCGATTGTCGCGGACGAACACCTGCCGCCCTGCATCACCGATGCTGCCACTGCCTTCCGCCACAACACGCTGAAATTTGCCACCCAGATCGCCGCCTGCATCCGGCCCGACACGGAGCGACATACGGAGCCGCATCGGTGGCCCGAGGACGAGCGGCCAGCGGCGGAGCTGCGTTTCCTGCTCGGCTTGCTTCACCGCATCCACAGCCGCCCGGGCCGGCATCCCGAAAGCGAGACCGACAGCCTCGCCGCCTGGGCGGCGACCGACCCGGACCCGTCCGAAAGCGCGGCCTGCCGCCGCGATATCGCACACTGAACGCCCGCGAGCCCCCATCGCCCTGCGGCGGTCGCATGAGCACACGGCGCAACCGGTCGGCCCACGGCGTGCGCCGGTGCGGGTCCGGGCATGCCGAAGGCTTCAACGGGATGGCGACGATGATGTCAGGTGGCGACCGCGCTCCGCGTGTCGCCGTCCGGCTCGTAGAGCAGCAAAAGCTCCCGATGCACCGCCGCCTGGAAGGCCAGGATCTCGCGGCGCACGTCCTCGTAGGACCGGCCGGCCGCGAAAAGGTCGGCCTTGAGGCGGCCGCACAGCGATTTCCAGAAATCCGTCGCGGCGTCCCCATTCAATTGGTCCAACCGTCGGGCGGTTGTGCGAACGAGGTGCCGGCGATGGCCGAGTGGGAAGTATACAATCGTCTCGACCGATCGCGAGACGAAGCCGTCGTGATGCATGTTTGGATTCCCCAGCTGTTGGTGTCAGGTCACCCCTCCAAGGGGCTCATGGATCACGTGGAGACAACCGGCGCGCAAGCTGCGCGGGGTGCGACGGACCCATGCCATGCCAGTCCTACTGGGGTGATCGTGCCGATACGGTCTGCAACATTGGGCATATCACCGGAGTATTACGGTACCCTAAAATGCAGGCGCGTACTGTCAATATTGATTGACAGTTTTCCCAAGAAAAATGAAGAACGTCAAAATTCGCTGCCAGCCAGGCTCGGGACAGACTTATTCGGCCGCCTTCGGCAGCTCCTCGACCTCGATCTCGGGTGCCAGCGGCTCCATCTCGTAGGAATAGCCCTCGAGCATGGTATAGGCCCGCTCGATCGCGGCGATCTGTGCTTCCGATGCCTTGATCGCATCGGTGATCGACTGCGCCCGGGCACGCAGCATCGAGCCGAGCACATCGGCATCGGGCCGACGGCCGAGCCGGTCGAGATGTTTGCGCACCCGCGCCCGGTGGCGCTCCAGCTCGAGGATGTGGAAGCGCGCCTTCAGGATGTCGTCGGTCAGCTTGCGCCGCAGCCCCGCCACCGGATCGAAACTGCCCGGCTCACGCTCATCGAGGATCATGTCGTTGACCAGCGTTTCCAGCACCATCACGCCCTTGAGATCGGCGGGTTCGGCAAGCTGCGGATCGTAGCCGGTATCGTCGAACACCCGGCGGCGCACCGGGTCCTTCAGCAGTTCGTAGCAGGTGGAAATCTTAGCAAATGCCTCGGCATCGCCGCCGCCATCCGGATGGGCGCTCTTGGCCAGCTTGCGATAGGCAGCCTTGATCGCGGCCTCGTCGGCATCGCGCGTCACGCCCAGCATTTCGTAAGGATCTATCACCGCGGCACCCGTCTTCGCCATACTCTTGCACTCCCGCGTCCGCTCGGTCCTGCCCTGCCCCGGCCCGTCCTTCCCCTAAACCGGGATGGCGGCCGCTTCAAGACGGAACACCGCGTCGTCCCCGGTCGCGATCGCCGGCCCAGCCCATGCCCAAGCCATACTCAGGCCATGCCCAGCCGGCCCGGAGCCTGGGATGGCATCGTTACCACCCACCAAATCTCAAGGAATTCAGTCCGTTGAGACAATTTTGCGCCGACCAGTGTGACTTTTCGTACTTGCCAACCTGCGGAAATGACCCTACCTCTTGTCGCGTTCGGGCAGAAATGATCCCGGAGACTGGACTGACTTGTATGGACCGCAGCTGCGGTCATGGGGGCTTTCTCCCGCCGGTAGACGTTCTTTCCCCGTTATCGCGATCCCTCGACGGTTCCGTTTCGGCGGAACTTCACGCAGCCGCTTCCGGTCCGCCGGCCGTGGCGAAGACGACAAACACGGGAACAAGGAACTCTCCCATGGCCACCAAGGGCACCGTTAAATTCTTCAACCAGGACAAGGGTTTTGGCTTCATTACCCCGGAAGGCGGCGCGAAGGACGTATTCGTCCACATCTCGGCGCTCCAGGCCTCCGGCCTGCAGACCCTGCAGGATGGCCAGCAGGTCACCTTCGACACCGAGCCGGACCGCATGGGCAAGGGCCCCAAGGCCGTCAACATCCAGTCTGCCTGATTTAAAGTTTTCGAATGGCGTCCCCCGGGACGCCATTTTCGCATCTGGAGCCTGAAATTCGCCGGAAAGCAGTGCCAGGTTATTCGGCAGCAGCCGATGTCCCGGGCGTACCCTGTGTCTTCGGCCCGCCCGCAATGTCGACCGCCGCAAAGGCCTCGGCAATCAGCCTGGGCGATACACCCGGCTTCGTCGCCTCGGACGACAGGATCTGCCGATAGCGCCGGGCGCCGGCAAAGCCCTGGAACAGCCCGACCATATGCCGCGTCACATGGTTGAGCCGCCCGCCGGATGCGATCACCCGCTCGGCATAGGCGATCATCGCATCGCGCACCCGGTCCCAGTCCACAGGCGCGGCGGCGTCGCCATAGATCCGCCGGTCGACCTCGGTCAACAGCGTCGCATTGTGATAGCTCGCCCGCCCGAGCATGACGCCGTCCATAACCGCGAGATGCGCCACCGCCTGGTCGAGATCGGCAATCCCGCCATTGATGCCGACAAAGACCTGCGGGTTCTCCCGCTTCATCCGGTACACTAGATCATAGTCGAGCGGCGGGATTTCGCGGTTTTCCTTCGGCGACAGGCCTTTCAGCCAGGCTTTGCGCGCATGGATCCAGATTGCATCGGCTCCCGCCGCGATCATCCGGGCCAGAAAGTCTGGCAGCACATCACCCGGTTCCTGCTCGTCCACCCCGATCCGGCACTTCACGGTCATCGGCACCGTCGCTACCCGCTTCATCGCCGAGACACAGGCCTCGACCACCTCGGGCGTCTGCATGAGGCAAGCCCCGAACGTTCCAGACTGCACCCGGTCCGAGGGGCAGCCGACATTGAGGTTGATCTCGTCATAGCCATAGTCCGAAGCGATCCTGACCGCCTCGACGAGCTTGGCCGGGTCCGAGCCGCCGAGCTGCAAGGCAACGGGATGCTCGGCATCATCGAAGGACAGCAGCTTCTCCCGCGGCCCGTGGATAATCGCATCGGCCACGACCATTTCTGTGTAAAGCAGAGCGCGTCCCGAGAGCTGTCGATGGAAAAAACGGCAATGCCGATCCGTCCAGTCGATCATGGGCGCAACGGCAAAGACTTTTTGGCCGTAAATATCTGTTTTTTCTGTCTTATTTTCCATCAATCACACCTGGTCGCGTTTGCTACGCGGGCCGTTTTTTGCTTGTTTCGGGCCGTTTCCGACCGTTTTTCCTTCCGCCTTGCTACAAATTTTGCTACGCCGGGCTACGCGCCTCGACGGCGTGAGTTTTGTAGCAAATGAGGTCAGGATGGCGACGATAACGCCGCGCAAGCGCAAGGACGGAAGTGTTGGTTATACCGCGCAAATTCGCATTATGCGAGATGGCAAGAAGGTCTATTCGGAGTCGCAGACCTTTGACCGCAAACAGGCTGCCCAGTCCTGGGCAAAGAAGCGCGAAGCCGAGCTTGAGGCGCCGGGCGGCCTGGAAATAGCTACCGGAGATGATCCCACGCTGGCAGCGATCATCGACCGATACCTAACCGAGATTGTCGTGCACAAGCCGATCGGCAGGACGAAGGAATGCACGCTGCGCCAGATTGCCCGATCCGAACTGGGCAAGGTGCCGGCATCGCAGATTGGCAGCTCGCACCTGGTGGACTATGCGAACCAGCGCATCACCGTCGATGGGGTTAAAAAGCAGACCGCCAGTAACGACATCGCCATCATCTCGTCCGTCTTCGCCGTGGCAGAGCCCGCCTGGGGTTACCGGCTAAACCATGAGGACGTTCGCAAGGCCAAGGCCGTCATGCGCAAGATCGGCATGTGGGGCCGGCCCAAGGAGCGCACCCGGCGCCCTACGCTGGAAGAGCTGGACCGGCTCATGGCCCATGCCGCCGACATGCACAGGCGCCGTCCCTGGGCGCTGCCGCTTATCAAGCTGATCGCCTTCGCCATATTCAGCACCCGGCGCATGGATGAAATCCTGCGGATCGTGTGGGACGACGTGGACGTCGAGAACCGCACGGTGATTGTCCGCAACATGAAGAACCCCAGCATGAAGTGGGGCAACGATGTTACCTGCAAGCTGCCCGACGAAGCCTGGGCGATCCTGGAATCAATGCCGCGCCTGGAAGACCGTATCTTCCCCTATGAGGGTGACGCCCTGGGCGCTTCCTTCCTGCGGGCCCTGCGTTGGGTCGATATCGAAGATCTGCACTTCCACGACCTGCGGCATGAAGGCGTGTCGCGTCTGTTTGAAATCGGCTGGGAAATCCCTCGTGTCGCCGCCGTCAGTGGCCACAGGGACTGGAATAGCCTGCGCCGCTATACGCACCTGAACGGGCATGGTGATAAGTATGCGGGCTGGAAGTGGCTACAGGTGGCCATCGATGCCAAGGCTCAGGCCTCGCCGAAGATCAACCGAACCGAATACAACGGGTTCGAGCGAGAAGAGATGACGGCCACCGGAGTCAGGAGGGTAAAGAAAAAGGCAGCCTGATTAGGGCTGCCCCGAGCAAGTTCTGGCGTATTCCTGGAGGTACGCCAGCTTGCGCTGATCCTCGATTATTCCTCGGCGGATATCGAAAACGTCTTGTCCAGCAGCATCAGAGAGTTCGACGCTGGTTGCATCGCCCAGGCTGCCGGCGCCTGCGGGCGCGGGCAAACTGCCGCTTGCTGCTGGAGCTGGGCACTTTGCCTGGATGCGCAACCGCTGGCGAAGAGCATCAGCATTAGCGTTGGCGCCAGCATACAGGCGGCGTAGGCGTTCGTTTTCGGCTTGTTCATTGGTCAGTTCCTGGATGTGCTTCTGGTCGGCGGCCTGCGCTTTGTCTTGCATCGCCTGCTGATCAGCCAGCGCCTGATCACGCTGGGCCGCTGCTTTGTCGCTGATGATCTTCAACTCGGTTGCGTGGGCGCCGGTCTGTCTGGAGAGCTTTGCCTCATAGCGCCAGCCCTGCGCGATGCCGGCCACCAGGCAGCCTGCCAGGAAGGCAACAACCGCGATCGCTGCTGTGATCTTCCCGGTCATGGACGTTGTTCCGTTTCTTTCTTCCCAGCTGCCGCATCCACGGCCTTGGCTGCCGCTTTCGCCGCATCACCGGCAACCTTGGCAGCCTCCGATGCTGTGATGGCGGCTTTGCCCTGGTTTGCCAGGCACACATTAAGGGTCTGCAAGCGAGCCTCAGACGCTTCTGCATAGGTGCTGCGCAGCTCGGCTATCGCCTTTTCAGCATCTTCGCGCACGATCATAACGCCAAGGGGAATCCCGGCGCAGGCGCCAGCGGCCAGAATGAAAGCCACGATCGCCGATATTTGCCAATGCTTGAGGCGCTTGGCTTTGCCAGAATTCTCACACGTCATCACGCTCTACCCCTTTCTGCTCGAAGCGCCGCAAGTTCTTCCTTGATAGCGGTCATCTGGTATTCCATGATTTTCAGGGTGGCGGTCATTTCCGCCATTTCTTTCCAGAGCTTGTCGCGCTCCGCGTTCACTTCCTTCAGGCTGGCACGCAACGAATTGTTGTCGTCCTGCAACGTCTTGATGATGTCTACTTCGGCCCGGTCGCTGGCGATGGTGGTAGCGTCCGACGAGAGACGCTTGCGAAGGGCAAGGACGCCAGTAACGCCGCCGAGGATCAGCGCACCGACTGCCGAACCGATGTACGACCACATGCCACCGCCGCCGATGTTTTGCAGGTTTTCCGGGTCCATTAGGCGGCACCCCCGGCGAACTTCCGATACGCATCGGACATCTTCGTGTCGTACTGGTTCTTGGCGTAGGCCGGGCCGTTATAGCGGCGGGCGAACGCTTTCCAGTCCAGCGCCTTCAACGCTCGCAGCAGCGCTGGGTCAGCCTTGATGAACCGCACGAATGAATCGAGCTGGGCCGAAGCGCTGGCATACATGGCGTTGATGAAAGCTTGCTGGCTGGCATACCCCAGGCTCTTCCAATGGTAACCCATGATCTGGAAGGCTCCCCAGCTTGCCGACGACAGGGCGCACTCCCGATCGATTTCTGCGGCACGGGACAAGCGGTCGTGCTCCTTGGCGCCGCCGCTGTAGCCACCGGATACCGGGTTCACGATGTCGGGATGCTTGGAAGCGAGCTGATCAGCCTTCGTCTTGCCGAGCTTGTCACTCAGCTGGGCGTACATGACGTGGCGTTCGAAGAGAATCTTTGGTCTGCCGTCAGGAAGGAAGCCAGCGCCTGCGCTTTCCACGGACGCTACGGCTTTGATAGCAGATACGGCGGCGCCGAGCGTCTGCCCGGCAGTTTTGTAGTCTGTCTCGGTGATACTATTCGGCATGACGTGCCCCCGGTAAGGTTGGCAGCACGTCTTGCGCTGGCGTTTTGATATGCCGGGATATTAAACCGACTGTTTGCAAAACCCAAACAGAAAACGATGACAGGTAAGCCACAATTGCGCGCCTGTCTTCGCGCTCAGGTGAGGAAAGTGGGTTCCATCCCATTCGTGCCGGACCAGATTGGGCGCCAGCCCGGCACGTCCGCTGATCAACGGTAGATCGCTTGGCCTAGATTATCACGAAGTTCGCGGTTCAGCTTCGGATTGATGTTCACGCCGCCTTCTGTCCGATCGCTGTAGCGCCGACGCGATTGCAACGACTGGCGGATCGTGTTCGGCGTGATCGCCACCTGCTTATGCTCGCGGTTGAACGCCTTGATATCGGCCATGGCATCAGCCTTACCCTCTTCGTCCTTCAGCTTGTGGGCAGTGGCGTACTTGTCCATCAGCCCACGGCGCTTATCCATGATCCGCTTCTCGGCATTCTTCAGGGCGCTATTGCGCTCGTACTGCTCGGCCAGGACTGCCGGCGTGAAGCCCAGCATCTGCGCCGCCAGCTCTGTGCCCTTGAACTCGCTGACCAGCGGATCGCCGCGCAGGGTAGTGGCGCCCTCTTCGGCAAACCGCGCCGTGCGCATGATGTCCTTCACGAACTTGGGCGACATGGTTTCGACGCCGCGATAGACCTTGCCGTCGCCGATCTGGCCCCAGCCCGTCCACACGTTCTGCGCAATGCCAGGCAAGGCACCCAGCAACTGGCTTTGCCAGTAGTTGAACTCGTCTTTGCCTTCGAGCTGACGATCTGGCGAACGGAACCAGAGGTCTGGCATACCGATGCGGCCCGACAGCGACGTACCGGTCAGGTGGCCTGGGATGCCATTCAGCAGCAGCCCAGCGGTGGTGGGCCCCAGCAGGTCAACCGTGCCCTTCTTGAACTGCTCTTCCGCATCGTCACCGAAGATCATGCTGGCGATGGCCATGGCCAAGCCATACAGCCACACGCCTTTAACGCCCGCGCTCATTGCCATCATGCCGCTGATGCCGGCGAGCTGGTGAACGGCTTCCTTCCGGGCCGCGCTGTCGCCGTGGAGCACCTGGTGAGTGTCGCGGAACAGGCGCCAAAGCATGTTGACCTGATAGTTGCGGAAGACCAGCGCCACCTTGGCCACGTCGCCGTGCATGACTCTCGGGCGGTTGGTGTTCGAGTAGTCGAAGTGGGTCTTGTAGGTTAGGCGCGCCCCTTCATCGACTGCCTGGGCGTGGGTCATGCCGTCAGCACGAGCCAGACGGTAAGCAGCCAGGAACGTCACCTCCCGGTTAAGCCGCTCGGCCTGATGGAACTGCCAGGCAATGACGCCCATCACCTTATTGCGCACCGCGCTGTATTCGACTCCCGTTTCGCCAACACCTGCCAGGTTGTGCGCCTGGCTGCTATCGATGATGCCGGCCTCGTAGGCCTGGCGCATGGCCCGGCGCTCGTCGTCGGTCAGGGACTTCGAATTCTCCGCGTGTCCCTTGCCGGTGACAAAGTGGGTCGCAGCCTTGCCCATCTCGGCAATGGTCTTGGCCGTACCGAACTTGGCGCCAATGACCGGAATGCCGATGATTGCGGTCTGCGACAGGTTGACCAGGGCGGCGGCTGGCGACATCGACAGGTGATAGATGAAGGCAGCGCTGGTCAGTTTCTGCGCCAGCGGGCCGCCTTTGGGGTTCATCACGTAGTCATGGCGACGGTTGATCTCATTGACCACAGCCGTGTCACGCTCCGGCTCCTTGCTCTTGCCGGCAAACTCCTTGGCCAGGTCGATCGACTCCTGCATGCGGGCGCCGAACTTGAGGCGGCCCAGCTGGTGAGCGCCATGGAACATCCTGGAAGCGAACGCGCGCAAGGCATCCTGGGTATAGCCTTCACGGTTCTTCCGGTGGATGAAGCCCTTGCGCATGCTCATGTCGGGCATGCTCTCCAGGTAACGCTGCCATACCTGGTCCTTGACGGAATCAGGCACGTCGGCGCCGCCCAGGATGTCCTCAACATCGGACACAAAGCGCGGATCAACGGAGCCACGCAGCTCGGCGTCTGCGCTCAGCAGGCCGGTCTGCACCTTGCCCAGGCGCTTAGCGTCAGCCGCGAACCGCTGCTGCTCCTTGCGGGATTCGAACCGGCTGAAGCTGATCACCTCGCCAGTGTCGCGGTCGCGAACGGTCACGAAGTAGTCACCGAAGCGAGCCAGCGGGAAGTAAGGGCCTTCCAGGCGGTTGGCCTCGAACTGCTGACGCATCATGGTCAAGCGAGCCTTCTTGTTCCAGCGCAGCTTGGTCATGGCGGTGTTGTACTTGTACAGCGCAGCGGCTTCGGCCTGTTTCTTGGCGTCACCGGTCAGGCCCTCGTCCTTGATTTCTGCCAGCTCTTTCTCGTAGGTGCGCTCCGCTTTCCGACCGTGGATGTCGATTGCTGCTGCCAGGTTGTCCATCAGGATCTGGTCCAGCTCTTCGGTCATCCGCTTGTACGTGTCACGCACCTCGCGATAGTGAGCCTGCAGCTCGGGCGACAGCGCCTTGAAGCGCTTGGACAACTCAGCATGCGCCGACCGGCGCGCATCGTCGCGCACCTTCTTCTCGAACGCGGCCTTGCCGGCCTCGCTGTTCGGCTGCTTGTCCATCATCTGCTGATCGATCTTGTTGATGATCGACGAGAACGACTCAGCCGGGTCGGCCTGGGCGATGGTTGCATCGTGCATGATGCGCGCCATCTCCTTCGCTCCCTGCCGGTCAGTGACGTTCAGCTTCAGCCACTTCTGTGCCGTGGTATCGAACTCGGCGTGCTTCTTGGCCCGGTAGGCGTCCATGTCACGCTTGAGCTTCAGGTACTCGGTGGCGTGCATGTTATTGCCGGCCAGCTCTTCGATCATGCGGTCCATGGGCGCGGTGGCCAGGAGGCTGAACTGGCCTTTGCTCTTGGCGCCGGCCATGGCGTCGGTCAGGGCTCGGCTAAACCAGCTGTCCACCTCGCGATCGGTAGGCGCATCATCCTGGTTTCGGCTGAACGCTGCTTCCTCGCGCGGCGCGGTCCTGCCACTGCGCAGGGCCGATACAGCCATGGCGCGCAGCTGGGCTGGGGTGACCGAGCCGGCTTGGATGCCGAAGCGGCGGTACAGGAAGTCCTTCACGGCACCCATGATGCTCTGCGCCCACTTCTTGATACCTGCCGGCGCGCGCTCGTAGTTCTCGATCGCATAGGCGCCCAGCTCTTCAATGGAGCGCATGCGGGACATGGTATCGCCTGCCGCTTTGGCCTTCTCCACGCGGCGGAAGGCCTCGGCCCAGTCGCCCGACAAGCGCCCGGCCTCGGCGGCCTTGTAGAAACCATTCAGGCGAGCCATCAGGTTCATCCACTTATCGGTCTTGACCAGGGCCTCGCCGCCTGAGTGGAACGCCTCGTGCAAGAGCACTGCCGGCGCGCTTTCAGGGGTCAGCTGATCTGCCACCAGATGGATTTTACCATTGGTGTCGGTCCACCCCTGGGTTTGAGGATGGATGCCGTCTGGCGCAGTATCGTGCAGCACGACCTGGCCGCCGTCGATCATGGTTCCAAGGATGCGGCCTAGGTCGCTGGCGCGCAGGGTTTCGCCCAGGGATGCGGAATCGCCCATGCTCGCCTTGTTACCGGCTGCTTCCGCTGGCGCGGTCTGCACGGTCTTCTTCGGCTTCAGCTGCTCCAGCACTTCGGCGTGGCGCGACCGTGCTCCATTCAGCTCCTGGCTTTTCGGCCATTTGCTTACCTGCGCTTCCAGCTTGGGAATGTCTGCCTCGGCACGCGCCTTGTTGCGCTCTACCTGCTCGATCGCTGCTCCCAGGTCTTTCACGCTGTTGGTGATGCGCATGATGGCGCCCATCGGGTCGTTGCCGATCTCGATCTTCGCGTCATACGTGCCAGCGCCTTCCAGGGTGGCGATAAAGCGTTCGGCACCAACCCGTTCAGCGTGCAGCGTGAAGTCGCCAAACTTGCCCAGGGTGGCAGTCTCGGCCTGGCTGGCCTCCATCTCTGCCAGCTTGGCCATCAGTGCCTCGCCAGCGTCCTTGCGCTTGTCGAAGGCCTGACCGTCGATGGTCATCTCGAACTCGGAGGGCTGCGCACGCTTGGCGTCCTGGCGCAGCTCGTTCAGCAGCACGTCGGCACGATCGGCGCTTTGCTTGGCGTAACGAATGCTATCGCGCAGGCGGTGCTGCTCCCGGTCGAAGCCCTGGCGCTCGGTCTCTAGCTTGCGGACCTTCTGGCGCAGACTCATTTCTTCCAGGATCAGGGGGTTGCCGCTCGATGCCGCTTTCATTTCGGCGGCGTTGGCGGCTTCGCCGGCCACGTCCTCGATCTCGCGGGTGCCGGTGTTGCCCTTGCGCACCTGCTCGATGAAGTTGGCTTTGCCCTCGATCGTCTGCCACATACGGCTGTCCAGGGTCTGCTTGGTGGCATAGCGGTTGATGCGCACCTCGAACCCTTCCGGGTCGCGCTCGTACAGCTTGTTGCCCTGGCGGATGATGCGGCCTTCTCGCTGCTCCAGGTCGGACGGCCGCCACGGGGCGTCCAGGTGATGAAGTGCGACCAGGCGGTCCTGTACGTTCATGCCGGCGCCCATCTTGGCGGTTGAGCCGAACAGCACGCGAACGCGGCCCGACCGGACCTTGCCGAACAGCTCGTCCTTTTGCAGCTCGGTCTTGGCATCGTGGATAAAGGCGATCTCCGCTTCAGGAATGCCGCGATCGATCAGCTTCTGCTTCAGGTCGTCATAGACAGAGAAATCGCCGTCCAGGGCCATCATCTCGTCCGGGCTCACCTTATCCAGGTCAGTGATGGCCTGTTCATCACCCTGCTCGGCACGCTCAACCAGGTCGCGCAGGCGTGCAGCCTCGGCGGCTTTCGCGTTCTTCGGCGTGGACAGGTCGATGAACACCAGCTGGGTGCCACGATCGGCATGCCATTCGTCGTAGATGGCTTTGATGCGACCAGCCGCGTGGTTGACCTTGCTGTTCGGGTAATCCGGGTAGCTCGGATCGATCAAGCGCATGTCGAGCGCGGCCTTACGCGCATCGCCCATGATCTTGAGCATGTTGTCCGCGCCCTTCTCGGCCTTCTTCGGCATGTTCTCCGAGCGCCAGACAAGCGAGCCCTGCGGGTAGTTGTCGGTGTCGTTGCCAGCCTCGTCCTTGATCGGCTCCCCGATGAACTTGGCCTGCTCAGGGCTGCGCGGCACTACAACGTTGGTCGGCTTGCCCCCGGCTAGCTTCGGAACGGGCAGCTTCTTACCCTGGGACGCCAGCATGCGGTTGATGTCGTCGCGATTGATCACGTCAGCGAAGTGCGTGTACCGCTGCATCAGCTCGGGCATGTTCACGAACTTGGCGAACCTGCTGTTCATCTTGTACTTGCCGGATGGCGACAGTTCCCAATCGGTCACGACCTCGCCGAACATGCGCGCCCAGGCATCAAAGTGATTGATGCCCTGCGCCTTCAGGTTCGAGTAATCCAGGTAGCGCTGCATGGTGTACATTTCGGCCATGGTGTTGCTGATCGGCGTACCGGTGGCGAAAACGACGTTGCGCCCACCCGTGGCGTTCAGCACCTGGCGCACCTTGAGGAACATATCGGACGCCTTCTGGCTGCCCTGCTGGTTGCCCAGGCCGGCCACGCGGTTCATCGACGTGGAGAACGCCAGGTTCTTGAACTCGTGCGCCTCGTCCACGAACAGGGCGTCGATTCCCAGCTCGCCCCAGTACAGGTTGTCGTCCTTGTTGTCGGCGTCCAGCAGCTTTTTCAGCTTCTCGCGCAGCGCATCCCGCCGCTTCTGCACGTCCTTGACGTTCCGGCTCTTCTCGCCATCGGTCTGACGCATCAGTTCGATCGAGCTGTCCAGGTCGGCGATCTGCTCTTCAATAAACGCGGCCTGCTCTTTGGGCTCGACCTCAACCTTGCCGAAGCTGGAATGCGCGACGATCACCGCATCCCAATCGCCGGTCGCAATCCTGGCGAACAGGCGCTTGCGGTTTTCTTTGTCGAAGTCCTTCTTGGTCGCGGCCAGCACGTTGGCGCCTGGGTAAAGCTTGGTGAAGTCGGCGGCCCATTGGCCGACCAGGTGGTTCGGCACGGCGAACATCGGCTTCTTGGCCAGACCCATGCGGCGCAGTTCCATGGCGCCGGCAATGAGCGTGAAGGTTTTGCCCGCGCCAACAACGTGGTCAGCCAGGGTGGTGTCAGACTGGACAATGCGCCACACGCCATTGGCTTGGTGCGGGCGCAGGGCAATGATGTCGTTCCCGACCTTGCCAGGGAACGTCAGGTGCGAGCCATCGTACTCGCGGGCGACGTTGGTGTTGAACACGTTGTTGTAGATGCCGGCAAGCTGCTCACGGCGGGCGTCATCGGCCCAGACCCAGCGGCTCCATTCCTCCTTGACCGCGTTTACCTTGTCATTGGCAAGCTGGGTTTCGGTCTCGTTGAGCGTGCGGGTGCCGTCGGAATGGCTATCGAAGACCTGCAGCGTCTTCTGGTTGGCGGCAGCCTCCAGGATGGATTTAAGATCGACGCGACCGGTAGACCAGCGCGCATCTGCCGAACGACTGGAATCCAGGCCCAGGATCGACCACTTGGCGGTGGCCGGGTTGTAGATAGCACGGGCCTTGCCGCCTTCTCCGATGTGGTTGGCGAAGCCGCCCATGGTATCGTTCGGTATCCAGGCGGCGCCCGGCTTCACGTTGATATCCACGGCCTCGATGTCGCGCGGCTGGACTGCCTCCAGCGCCTCGACGTTGCGGGCGAACGCGGCATCCTTCTGTGCAGCCTGGCGTGCCTGGGCCAGCTTAGCCTTCACGTTGCCAGACAGGTACTCGTCACGGGTAACGTAGCCCTTGGCAGGGTCTTGGAACACTAGGTCGCCCAGCTCCTTGACGATGGCGTCTTCGCTCTTCCCGTACAGGCGGCCCATAAGCCCCAGGTCAACGCGGCCAGTCTCGGCCAGCGACGATACCAAGGCGTCCTTGGCTGAGCTGGCGCTTTCGGGTGCCTGGTATGGCGACTGGGTGCGCTTGGTGAAGATCGCGGCTTTCTGGGCGCTTGGCTTGCGTGCCTCTTCGCCGGTCTTCTTGGCCACGGCAGCAGAGATACCCTTGTCGAAACCATCTTCCAGGGCGGACAGCTGCGGCCAGGATGGATCATCCCTGAACAAGCGCTTGTTGGCGTCCAGGTTAATCGGGCCGTTCTCCTTGACGAAGGCGTCATAGGCGTTGTTCAGCGCCTTGCGAGCGGTGGCGATCTGCTTCTCGGTGGCGTTCGGGTTCAGCTGCAGGCCGCGCAGGGTTGCCAGCTGGTCACGCATGCCGATCATGCCAACCACTCGATCGCGGGCCTTGTCGCTCGGGAAGGTGACGGCCTCGGCAGTGTTTTCGCCTAGCACGTCATCCCCGCGAACCTTCACGGTGTCGCCGTCAACGAACATGGAGCCGACACGCACGTTATCAGCGCGCACGGTCGCGGCGGTTTCAGGCTTAACGACGGGCTCCACAGTGCCCTCGGCAAGCGGCAGCCGCGCAATGGCTTGATCCAGCAGTTTCGCCGTGTCCTGGCCGGCTCGGGCAACAAGTGCCGGCTCACCGTCGCGGTACATGGACCCGTAGGCGCCGAAGTCACCCAGCATGTTCTCGGGGTGATCGTGGAAATACTCGTTCAGCGGCACGGTATTGCCGTCGCTGTCGGTGTAATCGCGCACCTTCATCCAGTTCTCACCGGCATTCGGCGAGCCTGGGCCGCGCTTGCGCATGAAGATGATGTCAGTGGTTACGGCGGTGCCGGCTTTCGCCATGAAGGCGTCATTCGGCAGCCGGATCGCCCCGATGAAGTCAGCGCGATAGTCCATGTAGGCGCGCGCCTTATCGCCTGGCACGTCCATCATGCGGCTGGTCACGACCATGGCCAGGACGCCGCCTTCCTTCAGGCCGTCCAGGCTCTTGGCGAAGAAGTAGTTGTGAATGCTGAAACCGCTGATGTCCTTGCGCTTGCCGTCGTACAGGCTCTCGCGCCCGAACGGCGGGTTGCCAATGGCGATGTCAAAGTGACCATCTGGAATGGTGTAGTCCTGAAAGCCCATGCGGGCGATCTTGGCTTCAGGGTAAAGCTGGGCAGCGATACCGCTGGTGATGCGATCCAGCTCCACGCCGTGCAGCGCGGATGCCTTGCGCAGCTCGTGCGGCATCAGGCCGAAGAAGTTGCCGGCGCCCACAGAAGGCTCCAGCACACGGCCACCCTTGAAGCCCAGGCGATCAGCGGCGCGCCACACGGCGGCGACGATTTCCGGGCTGGTGTAGTGGGCATTCTTAGTGGACGACGCAGCGGCGCTGTATTCCTCGGGCGTCAGCAGCTCGCGCAGCTCCTTAACTTCCCGCTCCCAGCCCTTGCTGGCGCTCTTGTCGCTGCGCTCGAATGCCTGCGGGATGCCACCCCAGCCCACGTACTTGGCGAGCGCGGCCTGCTCTGCGGCGGTAGCCGGGCGCCCGGAAGCCTCCAGCTTTTTCAACAGCTGGATTGCCTCGACGTTGGCCTTGTACTTGGTCTTCGCGCCGCCCGTGCCGATCGCATCGGCTTCGGTGATGGTGTAGTTGGTGCCACGGTCGCCAGACTCGACGCCGTTCGACGCGGTTACGCTGCTTGGGTCGGTTCCGTCTGGTCCGCCTGCTCGTCCTCGGGCTGGATCACCGCCATCGCCTCGTTGAACAGGCTGCCGCTCGCCGGCTGCTCGTCGTCCTGGTCGCTCTCCGCTGGCGGGAACAGGTACTGCTCCCGCGCCATCTCCCACGCTTCGTGCGTCGTCATCCCGCTGGCTTCCAGCTCGCTCATTTCGGCGTGCGTCCGCTCCGCTGCTTCGCGAAGCGCGTTCCCCAGCTGACCCTTCGCCTTCAGCTCCTGGAACCTCTTCGGCTGGTGCTCTTTCCAGTGCTCCCTGGCTTGGCTGATCCAGTTCTGTAGGTTCATTGCGGGTTTCCTCGATAGGTTTGGCCAGGTCGAAAGCTTCAACGTCGGCAGCGGTACTCATACCGTCGAAGCCGGTGGCGCGTGGGTCGTACTTCACGCCCATATACCACGATTTCAGGTAGGGACGCACGATATCGCCCAGGTCGGCGGTCATAGCCTTGGCATAGGCGGCGAAGGTGCGGGCGCCCTTCTCGATATGGTAGCCGGCCAGGGTAATACCCGCCTGCATGATTTCCGGGTCAATGCCGCTATTCAGTTGGGTCAACTTCGAGCGCAGCAGGGCGCGGGCCTTATCGGCGGCGTCCTCGGTGAAAATCTTGTTCGCCGACGGCTTGGAAATACCGCTATCCGACCGGTTAGCAGGTTTTCCCTGTGGGTTATTTGCGGTTGCCGCGCCTTGATCAACGGTCGCGCTCGGGAACTCGGCCACGGTTGACAGCAGCTCACGGATCGGCGCATCCAGACGGATCACCTTCACTGGCTCGCCGGCCTCGCGCTTTGCCATCCACTGGTGATGGCCGTCCAGCACGTGACCATCGCTCGATACTAGGATGGAGCGGTCACCGCCTTCGAAGGCCTGGGCCCGCGCCACCTTCTCGCGAGAAAACTCTGCCTGTGTCGGTTTGAGGCTGTCAGCTGGAACGGTCTGTTCCTCATGCGCAATGTCGCGCGCGTTCAGGAAGTTGACCATGGCTCCACGGTGCTCGGCCTTAATCTGCGGCATCTGTTCGCGCGGAATGCCAAGGGTTCCGGATTCGGATTTGAAGCGGGACCACTCGCTGTCGATGCGATCGCCTTCGATGGATGGCGCAGCGGGCGTATTGGCCGGCTTCTCGATAACAGCCTTGCTTTCATCGTAAAGCACGGCGGTAATGGCGCCGTCTTTTGTAGCCCAGCCCTCGATCGCATTAGGCTCTTTGAAGACAATACCGTCATAGCCTAAGTCCATAACGCGCTTGCGCAGCTGCTCACCGACCGACTTATCGCCGACGGATCGGGAAAACATATCCACCACTTCTGGATCGGCGCCGGGCTTACGAAGGTCCAGCATTTTTGCATCTTCGGCAATGGACACGTTCAGCACTTTTCCGCCGCTATGGAACAGCTCGTCGGCCTGCGCTTCGGTCAACAACTTGTCCATCTGCGACACCTTGGCCGCCGCCTTTTCGGCGAAGAACTTGGCATAGCCGTCGCCGTCATCAGTCAGGTAGAAGCCTGGCCCCTGATGATTGAAGCCGCCGCCCGACCTGCCAACCCTTGCGGCGTCGAATTTATCGAAGGCTCGCGCAGTGCCATGGAAGAGGCTGCCAATCTCGGCGCCGCTGCTCTCTGCCGGTCGTTTCGCTTCAGTTGATTGTGTTTGCGTTTCAGCAACGCTCGGGGCAGCAGAAGCCTTTGTCTCTGACTTCACTTCACGACCGAACGAGACGCCTGCACGCGATGCACGCTCCAGCTCGGCGCGCGACCAGCTGGTGCTCGATCCGTCTTCCTGATTGGTGACGTGAACCGTGCCGTTCTTGTCGATCTTGTTGATGAAATACTCGCGCCCACCGGTCGAGTAGCCGATATCGGAGGATGGACGAACGAAATCACCGACATTGGCACCCATCAGCTTGCGAGCGCGATTGACGTGCCCGGTAACATTGGGGTCAGGCTTGATCTGTGGGGCGTCCTGCACTGGCGCAGGCTCAGCGACAGCTGTATCAGGTTGCGAAACCTCAGCCTTTGGCACGACCTCGAAGCGACGACCGTTCAGCTTCACCTCATGGGTGTCTGCCAGGTTTTTCTTGGCAACGTAGGCGTCAGCCTTTTCCTGGGTGCCGAACCACTTCGGCGCCTCTGCCTGGGGCAGCTCAGCGGTCACCGGCTCTGCTGCTGGCTTATCGGTCTTTTGCTCAACCTGCTGCGCAGGCTGCTCGGCAACCGGCTCTGCCACTTCTGGGGTGGACTTGGCGGCGATAGCGTCGATCGCTGCCTCTACCTTCTTGCGCTCGGTAACCAGCTTCTTATCCCAGCCGGTGCTTTTCGCCTGCCTGGCAAGGTACTTCAGCCGCTCGCGCAGCTCAGGCTCGTCCATCTGGTCGTAGGTTTTCGGCTCACGACGGGCAGGCTGCTGCTGGTCGGCTTGCGCGCGTTCCTGCTCGGCTGGCGCCGCTTCGGCTACCTGATCAGGCTGTGCCTGCTGGGTTTCTTCAACGGCAGGCGCGGCTTCTTCGGCGGCCTTGGGTATCTGCTCGGCTGGCTGAAGCTCGGCCTGGCTGACCTGGAAACGGTTGCCCTCCTGGTCGCGCAGCACAACCTCGCCGTCCGTGTAGCCTTCGATCGTCGCCTGGAACGGCTCGACGCCTGCTGGCGCAACGTTGATGGTGGAGCCGGTCGGCCCCATGAACTCGCTGGCTGCTGGCGCGGCAGATTCTTCCACCCGCTCGACCGGTGCCTGCTGCTCCACGGCAGCCTGCTCCACCACTTGCGGGGCTTCCACCACGGGATCGGTCGGTAGTGCGCGTTCCAGGGCACGGCCAAGCGGACCCGATGGCCCAGGCTGCTCTGGTTGCGCTTGGGCCGGAACGTCCTTAGCTGGCGCTACCTCAACCGGTGCGGCCTCGGCTTGCTGCTGCATGGGCTGGGTGTTCGGGTCAAGCGCTGCACGAGCCTCGGCGTCTGCCGTGGTGCTTGGCTGCGCGTTATCGACCTCGGCTTGCATGGCTTCACCCAGGCGAGCCTCGGGGCTGCGCATGGCTTCGCGTGCACGGCGCCCGCCGTCCACACCGGCACGCATGGCCACGCCAGCGCCACCGCCTACGATCATGCTGTCGATGATCTGTTCGCGCGCTTGCGCCCAGGTCATATTGGGATCGATGGTGCCTTTGTCGATACCGGCTTGCAGTGCACCGGTAATGCCCTCTTGCACCGACTCGGCCAGGCCGGCCTTGAACAGCCCGCTGAAGAAGTTCTTGCCCGGCGCCAGGATCGCATGGACCGGAAGCGCGCTCGGGATCGCCTCGGCGGCGGCCTGGGCAGCAGCGTAGGTGCCGGCCTCGTCAGGGTTCAGGCCTTTCTCGCGGCCCTTCTCGTAGCTTTGGCCGTAAACCTGAGTACCGATCATGCCCAACGTCATGTTCGGGTTGCGGGTCACGATGCCGGCCAGCAATGCCGGCGCCATTTCGGCGGTCGAGCTGATGATCATGCTGCCGTACTTGGCAAGTGGGCCGTCCGGGTTGATCTCGGCGCGGTCCTTGCGGGCATCGGCGGCCAGGTCGATACCCTTCTGGGCGACGGCGTTCGGCTTGATGCCGTTCATCACCTCCTGCTGTTCCTTGGAGAACAGCTGCGGAGCGTTCTCACGAAGGTAGCGGGCCGTGTTCGATATGTCGGCCATCTTGCCATCAGGCAGATATGGGACTTGGGTGGTGATCAGCCCTCCCTTGCTTGGACCCATGGTGATCACACCGTCTTCCTGAAGCTTTTTCAGCACACCCAGCTTTTGAGCGTTGAAGTACAGGGTGTTGTCGTCCACGCCTTCGCCCAGGTAGCGCAGCAGGCCGCCTGCCGCTTCCTGGAAGTTGCCGGGGATGTTCGACAGGGCCTTGCCGGTCGCCGACCAGAAACCATCAGGGCCTTGGGCCTGATCGGCAGTCCCTGGCAACTTGGACTGCGCGGCGGCGATCTGCTCTGGCGTAGCCAGGCTGTAGCGACCTGGCTCGGCGGCGTTCATCTCGGTCAGCATGTCCTGGGCCAGCTTGCGCTTGCCGGCCTCGTCCAGCTGGCCTGGCTGCATGCCAGCATCGGCATTGGCGCCCGGCGCCATGTCGGCAGCCATCGGCATGTCACCAGTCGGCGACTGCACGGGCTGGCCGTTAGCGCCCACCAGCGGAACGCCTTCGAACTTCGCAGCGCGCTGCATGACCTCGTTGCCATAGGCTTCGGTCTTCTTGCCCCACTGCTTGCGATCAGGGCCGGCGAAGTGCTCGCGAACCGCGTCGATCATCGAGTAGCCCTTGCCCAGGCGCTCGGACAGCTGCTTGGCAGCTGCATCGATCGACTGCGCCGGGTCATAAGGGTTGATACCCATCCCCTGGGCGGTGCTGTCCAGGTACTGCATCAAGCCCTTGGCGCGCCCCCACTTCGTCTGCTGACCCAGTGCACGGGGATTGAACCGGGATTCCTGGTCGGCCAAGCCCAGCAGGATATTCACCGGCACGTTGTATTTCTGGGCTGCACCCTCGAACAGCGGCATCAGGTCAGCCGGCGCAGTGCCAGCCTTGGCCGTGGCAGGCGCCCGCTCGGGCTCGCTGAATTTGAAGTCTGAGATGCCGAGCGATTGCTGCTGTTCGGACAGTACGTTCTCAAGCGGCGACAGAGGGGCGTTGGCCACGGGCGGTCCTCAACGATAGATCAGGGTTTGTGTCTTGCTGTCCCAGAACGGGACGCCTTTGCCGGATTGTACCGGAGTAGAGTCGGCTGGCGCACTTCCTGGCGTTGCAGTTTCGCCGCCGCGCGCTTTGTCCACTTCGGCCATCATCTCCTGAGCTTTTGCGACCTGCTGGGCAGGCGGCAAGGCAGCGAAGTCCAGATCGCTCTTCGCCAGCGCAGCGACGTATCCGTCCAGGCGATCGGTGACCGACTTGGAGCCGCGCTCCACCCCCAAAAGTTGCGGGTAGATTGAGTTGATGTACTTCTCGTCGTAGCCTCGCGCCTTGAGCGCCCCAGCGATTGCGTTGGCGTCCTTCACCTTCGTACTGTCGCCGCCATTGCGCCGCTTCTCGGCTTCCTCGGCCCGGCGAAGCTGTGACTGGTTGGCCTGGCTTTCCAGGGTATTCTGCTGCTGGATACCCAGCTTGGTAACATCGCGCTGGAATGCGCGTCCTTCTTTGGCCAAGTCGGCTCGGGCTGCATTAGCCTGCTTGAGCTGATCCATGCCGTAGGACAACACTTCGGTAGGCGACAAGGCGTTGAGCCCCAAGCGCGCCACGTCGTCGCCATCATAGTTCTGGGTGGTTTCCTTGCCGTTGCCATCGCGGAACGTGATGGCGTAGCCGGTCAGCTGGCCCTTGTCGTTCTTTACGTCCTCGATCTTCGTGGCAGTCATGCCGTCGTCGAAGTAGCCTTGCTGGTTGTAGGCCGCCATCAGGTTGGTCTTGAACCCTTCGCGGTCGCCGGTCTGGAATGCACGGACTGCTCCGGCCCAAGCCTTGGCGCCCTTCTTGACGTTTTCGTCCTCCATCCATTTGCCCAACGCCTGCGCCTTGTCGAGCTGCCCATTTGATGCCCAGTATTCCTGCATCCTGGGAACGCTGGTCTTCATGTAGTAATCCATGAATGAACCGGTCTGCTTTTCAGCTGCGGCGGTCGCTTCTTCCTGGGTTTTGTAGGATTTATCGCCCACGCTGTACGTCGGCACGGTGGTGGAGCCATCCGGCGACGGCTGTGAGCCGACGTTGATCAGGCCGCTGATATCGGCTTGACGTGCTGACCGTGCTGCGTCCGCGCTGCTACGCATCGTATCGCGCAGCTCCTGCTTATCCGTCGCATCCTGCTCCAGTTGCTTGAACTGGATATCACGCAGGCGCTTGCGGTCTTTCGACTCCTGAATCTGGTTGTAGGCCTGCATGCCACCACTCAGGCCATTCATGAAGGCGCCAAGGCCAATGCCGAAATTTGCCATGCTGGCTCCTATGATTATTGATTGCCGCCGTCGCCGGACAGGTTGCCAAGAATCCCGCTCAAGAAGCTCCACGGGCTAGACGACTTCGTATCGCCTGCGGCGGTTGAGCTGGAACCAAGCGTGCCGGACACCAGGTCTTCACCGATACCAAAGCCAACGGGCTTACCGCCGTCGCTACCGCCCACAATCTTGGTGGCAGCTAGAGGCTTCATACCCTTGAAGCTCTTGCCGAGCGCAGCACCGCCCATAGCGCCGGATGCAAATGCGCCAAACGCTTCCCCGAAACTCATGCCTTAGCCCTCCGAGCTGGTTTTCTGATGCCAGCGCCCGCTAGCTGCGAGACAGCATCGGCCACCTGGTCAACCTTCTGGCTGAGTTCCTGGGTGGCCTTCATGTTGACGCCCACGGCGTCCATCAGGTTGATGGTCTTGCCGTCACCCTTGCCGGTAGCGGCTTGGAAGTCTTCGGCATACGGGCCGATATGGCGACCTTCATCGGCCACACCTTGCTTGTAGGTCCACTCTTCGACCGGCATTGAGTTCACGGCATCGAGCGCGCCCTCGACTGGCGTTTTGTCTTCCTTCAGCTCCTTGGACGAGAAGGCCATCATGCCAAGGCCTGCTGCGGTGCCGAGGCCGCCCCATAGCCCCGCTGTGCCCGCCGCATTCGCCTGCTGCTGCGTACTCCAGGCACTGAGCTGCCCCTGATACTGCTGATTCAGGATGTTCGCTTGCTGGCCATAACCTGCGGCAGCGCCTTGGAAGCCTTGCCCCATGATGGAGTTGTTCTGGCCCCAGCTGGCATTGGCGGCCAGGTTTCCGTTAAGCGCTGAGCTGCCTGCGGTCAGGCCCAGGCCGGCGCCAGCCGCTGCTTGGGCTGGCAGCCCCTTGCCAATGTTGAGTGCATCCGCACGCATGGCCATACCCTGCTGCCTGACCTGGTTGCGGGCGGTGTTTCGCGCGCCAGCGGCAGCAAGTCCGGTTTGAAGCTCCGAGGCGCGATCGATGCCGGCAAACCGCCCACTGTTTGGGTTCACGCCCATGGCTGCCATGCTGCGCTTGGACGCTGCTCGTTGCTGAGAGGCGCTGTTGAGAACGTCTGCGCTCGCCTCTGCGGCCACCTGCGCCTGACGATCTTGACTATCCCAGTTGTTTGCATCCTGGACGTACTTGTCCTCCAGCGGCTGGAAGACAGTTTTGTACCGGTCGCGGTCCTCTTGCGCCCATTGGTTGGCGCGGTCCTGCGTGGCAAGCTGCTGTTCGGTCACGCGCTGGGTAAGCGCATCGATGCCCTTTTGCCGCTCGTTGCCAATGGCAAACTGCTCTTTGGAGAAATCCAGCCATTCAGCGGCAATTGCCGCTTGCATCTTCGCGGCTTCGCCGATTTGCGGGTCCGGCGCTGGCGCCTTCGATTTTTTACCGCCCATGGCGATATTCCTCCGGTATCCATATGCAATTGCGCCGAAGCATACCGAGCACGACCAAGTCGTCGTTGTCCGTCGCTTCGGCCATTCGGCCCTCGACCTGGAAACCAAGTCGTAGGTCCAGGGTCAGGGCATCGGTGTTTTTGGCGGGAACCAGGGCAGTCAGGCGCTTCAACCCAACTTGGACAAATGGGTAAGCGAAGGCTTCGCGCAGAAATGTTCTGCTGGCCCAGCGCTTACCGCCGTCGCTGACCACATGAATGTTGCAGCTGATGTCGGTGAAACAATTGTACATGGCGACGGCCTGGACTACGCCGTCAACCTCGATACCGATGGCGTGAGTGTCGCTATCGATGGCGTTGTCGTCGTAGCGAGCTGCCGCCCAATCCAGCAGCTCGCCCTTGTCCGTTCTAATCCTGAGCCCCATAACATGCCCCGTTTGCGATTTGCAAACATTCTATTGACAATCGCAACAGTCGGCCAGTGGCTAAGTGGTGATAGCGGTTTTTATATTGACCAGGGCCTGGCGCAGGTTGGCGACGTCCGCGCGCAAGGTGTTGTAATCACTTGCCGTCGGGGCCGCTCCAATATCGCTGGAAGCCAAACCGGGTATGTTGACCGCCCCGACGCGGGTTCGGATGCCATTAAGGGTGTCGCGGACGCCGGTAACAGTGGTTTGCAGAGTGGTCAGATCACCAGTCACAGCTGTAATCTGCCCCTGGGCCTCGGCCAGCTGCTGCTCGATACCGTCGGCTTGCTCCTGCAAGGACTGAATGCGGGTATCAAGCGCGGAAACCTCCTGCTGAAGCTCGGCCAGCTCGTCCTCAAGGATCTGCAAATTCTGCTCAGCATTCCCGATACGGGCGGTCAGTTCCAGGATGTCACCCTGCGCCAACCGTACCTCTTCCACCAGCGCTTCCAGGCTCTTGCGTATCGCTGTTGCAGACTCCTTCACCGTGGCAATGAACGTTTCAACCTCAAGAAGTTGAGCCCTACGCAGCGCGGCCTGGCTCCTTTTTTGGTCGCCCCGGTCGCCATTGAGAACTTCAACGATCTCTTTGAGTTTCCTGAACTCCGCGTCTGCAATAGTCATCCTGCAGCGATCTCCGATGGAGTGTTGGCAAGGGTGATGCCGGTCACCTCGACGTTACCGCGCACGATGATCTCCCAGGCCCTCGCGGTAAACCCCGCTGGAAGCCTGACAACCTCATTGATCTTATCGACGTAGCCGACCTCACGACCGTCTGCGATGATGGTGATACCGATCGCCGGGTCATCGCGATCGGCACTGGCCAGCAACGACCCTCCAAGCGGTACTACGCCAACGGCGGTTGCACCCATGTCGCCCCCGGCCTTACCGGCTGCAATAAGCGCCGCGTTGCTGGCCCTGATGTCCGCTGCTGCTGTCGCAATTTTGGCACGCTGACTGACAGAGGATACGTCTTCACCCTCGACAAGAATGGCGCCGAAGTTGGTATAGCTGGGCAATACGAACAGCTTTGAACGCCAAGTCTGCTCGCCGAATGGCTCCGACAGCGCATCCCATTCGTAGATGTCTCTACCGGATAAGACATAAAGCGAGCCACTCTCGACGTGGTAGTGCATGGTATTGGCATAGTCGAAGTTGCGGATGATGAATGGCGTGGAGCCGGATAGATCGATGATGATAGTCCCACGCTGCTCGATGCCGTCGTCGTCGGTATAGTTATAGGATGCCATGTAGCGCCCAGCGTACTGCGCAGCCTTGAACGAATACGGATTCATTTTCAGCCATTGGTCGCGCGTGATCAGCGCCTCAGTTGCGACGTTTGCGCCGTTCGTGCTGATCGTAACCAGCCCGGAGTGGGTCGGGTAAGCGATCGTGTAGCCCAGGTCCACGATGCCCAAGGCGTTGATGCAAGGAAGGTTTACCTCCAGCTTTTCCATCGTCATGTTTTCCGGCGCCGTGCCGGTTGCGATGTAGGGAGACGCCTTGGTCATGATGACAAGCGAACTTCCGATCCACCCAAGACCAACAATGTCTGAGTCAACTGTCAGCACATATTTTTCGGGCCAGGCGTGCGGTATGTAAGGCTCGCAGAAGTACAAGTCCTTGCCCACGAACGCCGACATCATACCGTTCGGGCCTGCCACAATCCCAGAAAGATCATCAGGGGGCTGGTTGTAATCAACAGAGCTGATCGGCTCTAGGATTTCGAGCGAATTGTCTACGAACAGGTCAGTAGAGGCTGGTCGTTCAGCTATGAAATTCAGGGTCGTGACGCCTAGAGAACTCGTCTGCGACCTGTAGATGCGCTGCCTGTTTACCCGGCGCGCAACATCGGGAGGATCGAATGCTCCCAGCGTCACTACCATTCCAGGGCTCCAGATGATCTCGCCGCTCAAGGGCGAAGGCTCAGACTCTTCGTCAAATGCTGTGACATTCGTATATGCATAGGTCACCGTACTGAATATTTCCGGGTCCGGCTCTCCCTCCCAGCTAATGGTCACCTGCTTGCTAGGCCGTGGAACCTTAAGCAGGTAATCCACCCCGCCAACTCGCAGCTGGGGCAACCCATCGCCAGTAATGTAGAGCCGATCGCCGGCAACCGGGCCAGGCGCGATATTGGCAAGCCTTGGCCAGCCAAGCCACTGGTCGCCATGGCGGTAAATGGTAACCGCATCGATCGTAAGCGTTTTTGCGTAACGCGCGCGCCGTATTGGTGTTATGGCGCCGTTGTCCAGCTTGGTGTTGGCCGCAAACTGCGCGTAGTTGTCTTGCAACAGGCGCGGCGTGGTGCGCGGAATTTCCCCGGCAAACCCGGCGATCCTGAGTTTCATTGCGCCACCACAGAGTTTCCGATGGACACGGCCAGCGGACTTGATCCGATCTCCAGGGCGGCGATGGCATCGACGGTCAGCGGCAGCATCACCGAGCTGCCAGACGCGAACACGCGCGCCTGGGTGCCTTCCTGGGCGCGCAGCACCGTTACCGAGTCGCCATTGCGGGCCGTAGCCTTCAGGTACTCGATGTTGCCGCTGGTATCGACCAAGGCAAGCGGGAACCAGTCGCCGGCCTCCAGCGCCGGGAAGCGAGAGCCATGCCCGGCTGCCAAGGATATGCTGGTCTGTACGGCTGTGACCGTCGCGGCCAGGGTGCTCTTGGCGTTGTTCTTGAGCTTCAGGCCCATCTATTTCACTCCTGTAGTTTCAAGCCATTTGCGGGTCAGCAGCAGGCGCTCGCGCAGCTGGGCCTCTGGCACCGCGTTTGGCCTGGCGCCGTAGTTCAGCAGCGCGCAGATCGATGTGATGATCTCGAAGTGCCAGAACCCGAACCACTCGGCGGTCTCGGGGTTCGGGCACCAGGTGTTGGCCATGAAGCCGTCAGTCACCCACAAGCCTTCCAGATAACGCCATGACCGGATGATCAGGCGGTCGCACAGGGCAGCAGATGCCGGATGCGCCAGCTTCAGCCAGACGCACGCGCGCAGCACCAGGGCAGCGATGTGCGGTTCATCATACAGCGACTGCACCGGCTTCAGGCGCGGGTCTTCGAAATCGGTCGGCGGCCCCATGCCGTCCTTCCAGTATCCGTCAATCCAGTTCAGCCAGGCCAGCGCCATGTCAATCGACAGGCTGGCGCACTCGGCGAAGCCCGGCTTGTCGCGGGCAAGCCATGCGCCCTTGGTCAGGCTCTCGACGACGCGCGCCTGGTATCCGCCCCAGCGGGTGTTCGGGTCGTCGTTGGTGTAGACCCAAGTGTGCGGCGTCGGATTGCCCAGGCTCATGCGCGCCGGGGTGTTGAGCACGAAGGTATGGGCGAACGGCCCGACATAGCCGGCATCGGCCTGCCACTTGTCCTGGGCATGCTTCAAGAACAGCAGCTGCTGCTCCATCAGCAAGGCCGCCTTCGGCTTTGTCACCCCTGCGGTGGTCTTTGCCTGAATGGGATGCACCAGGCCGCCCGAAGCATTGGCCACAGGCAGGTCATCGACGGTCAGGCCTGGGTGCACGCTGTCCGCGTCCTTCTCCAGGACCAGCCAGAAGTCGGGAAGCTGGTAACCGTGGAATGGCGAACCATTCCAGCCGACGAACTGCTGGTTGATGGTGTCGGCGTTGATCGCGAAAGGCATGGCGCCAGGGAAGTAAGGCATCTGGCTCCCGCGCTTGCCGTCTTCGCTGGCCTCGCCGACCAGTCGCAGGTGGCGCAGGCGCAGCTGGTAGGCCGACACGTTCTCGACCGACACGCCGAAGTTCTCCAGGCGGGTGCCGGGCGGCAGCGGGGCATTGTCCAGGTCTTTACGGACGAAGCGCTCGATCGGCACGAAGAAATCAGCCACGCCGCCACTGGCGAATGCGGTGACCGCTGCTGCCCAGCCAGGCATCGCTGTCAGATCGGCATACCAGCGTGTCGCCCCGTTGTAGGCCTTGGTGCTCGAAAGGTAGACGTAGCACTTCTGGCCCGAGCGCCACTGGCTGACGGCCAGCGATACCCACAGGCAGGCATCAGCCTCCTGGTAGGCAGTTTTCTGGCGCCAAGAGTCATTGAAGCCACGGCCTATCTGCACCTGGTTGGCAGCGCCAGCAGCCGGCACGGTGGCAAGCAGGCTGCCGTCCTTCTCCCGGCTCCAGAAGTTGTATCCGGTCCAGCCTGGGTTCATGTCCGACGGCGGCGCGCCGGCTAGGCGGTGGTCCGAGTAGCAGAACATGCCCGAAGGCTCACCGCTGGCCGGCAGCGCCGGGAAGCCAGGCATGGGCTTGAACACTTCGCGCAGGTCGCTGATGGCCTGGCCACGCACAGCCGTGCGGCGCATGGCATCGCGCAGCGCCTTCCACTTCGTCGAGTAGCTGGCGCGGCTGTCGTGCTGGATAGCCTCGTCCATGGCCAGGTCGAACCAGCGGAACGTGTCGGGTGCGCACGCCGCGTAGCCATCGGCGAGGCGCGTCCAGAACGGCCAGGCTTCTTGCGCCTCGCCTTGCTTGATGGTCCCGGCCTGCCCATAGCTGTAGACGATCTTCCAGCGCCCAGTCACGCCGGCAGGCACAGGAACTTCAACCTTGCCGCCGACCAGCTTCCAGGAGGTGATCGGAACCTGCGTTTCGCCGGCAGGGCTGGCAACGTCGAAGGCCGGGCTATACGGGTTCTGGTACAGCAGCTCGGACGCTGCCGGGTAGATCATCCATACGCGCGAAATCTCGTCGGCATGCTCGGTGATCAGGAGCTTGCCGTTGGCCACGTCCGCCTCATAGGCGTAATTGGTACGCTGCTGCGGGATCGGCCCGCGCGCAGCGAATAGCCAGTGCAGCAAGGTGATGGTTTCCACGCTGCTGGGGAACGGCTGGCGCAGCATCGGCCCACGGCGCCCACCATCGCCCAGCGCTGCACACATTTGCAGGGCAAGGGACAGATACCAGTTGGCCTCGGTTCGATTAGTCTTGGCCAGCGCGTCATAGGCCAGGAACGCGCCCTCGATCGCGACCGCTTGCCCCTCAGACGTGCCGGAATACTCGTGGAAGTACCCGCCACGGCCCAGCACGTTGTGGAAGCTGTTGGTGATCAGCCCGTTCTTGATCAGCGGACCCAGGCCTGGCTGGCCGGGGTCCGGTTGATAGTCGCCCTGATCTGGGTTCCCAGGCGTCCCTGCTGGCGGAATGATCCGACAGACCGCGACTGAAGAACCCAGAGCAACGTCCTTCGGCTTGTCGATGACGACTTCGAAGGATCGTTCGACAGTAGCATCCTTGCGGTCGATGATTTGGATGTCGATTGTCTTACTGGTTTCGCCGGGCTCGAACAAGACAGCGCCGGACGCAGCAATGTAGTCGCGTCCGGCAATTGCTTCCTTGTCACGTGTGTACCACACCACAGTCACGGGGCTGCGCGCGGCTCTGCTCAGCTGGATGGTGTGCTGTGCGTTCATCAGTCACCCCTGCTGGCTGAAGGTGAAGGCGACAATTATCATTGCCGCTCTTCCAGCGCAGTTAGGCGAGCTTCGAGACCTCGGGCGATGAACGCATACAGCTCGTTTTCGCGGAAGCCGTAGAGTTCACCTGCGGCCATCACCAGCTCACTGTAAGCAGGCCGAATCAATTCACCGGCATCATCGAATTCATCGGCGTGTTCGACGAATTGATCTTCCCATTTGTCGTAGCAGATGATCCCGTAGTTGAAGGGGTCTAGGCCGTGCGCCTCGAAAATCTCGATGGCGCGCTGAACGGTCATGCCACAGTGCTCACGCGCCTCCTTCGATGGGTCGTTCTTCTTTTCTTCGATCGCGGAGAGAAACTTGAAGAAGCCGACTTCCTTACCAAGCTCCTTCGAAGCAGCAATCTCGGCGTCGGAAAAACCACGAACAGTCGTCTTCTTGGTTGCACACGAAGTGCTGATAGTGCCCGTTCCCGCAAATACTTGGGAAACACGCGCGTTCACTGCTCCGAGCGCATAGACGTTATCTGCCGCTGGGCGGAAGGTGGAGTCGTATATCCCCCACTTGACAGTCCCTCCCAGGGTATCGCCTGTAGCAGCCGTAGAAAACAAGATCGAGGTAGCACCGTTGAACAAAGAGCTGCCGCCGCCGATTACCAATGTGTTTGCGCTAGCATTCGACTGGATATCCAGCGCAAGTATGCGCTCTTCCGCTGCTTTGTAGTGCGCGCCTAGCATTCTGCCGAATTTGGTAGACTCGTCAGCGTAATTGCTCGCCAAAGTCAGCATGCTTGCGCCTACGCTTAGCGGAGCTTTCGACCGAACGCCGTTGGTAGTTGTGATGGCCCAGGAAGCCATCGGAGAAGCGCTAGGATTGAAAACTTCCACAATGAAAACACTGCCGCTGACGTTCGATATCCGGTAATAGCCATCCGCTAGAGCAGTGCCGTCAAAGTCCTTTATGGACACATTCCTGGCGTAAAAACCGAAAACGCTCTGGTGCGAAAGAAGCATATAATTGCAGATTTGGTCGAAGGTCGTGAACTTCGCTCCAGTTGCCGGGTTGTAGATGCCATCTGGCGAGCGCGGAAAAATTGCGCCGGAAAAGTCCTTGAACCTAAACTGACCCTGTGCAGTGGCAGCCGAGCTGTAATCGAATGCGCTTGCGTCATTCGAATATTCCTTAAGTAAGACTATGCCGTCTTTATCTTTAGAGCCTGGGCTGAACCGTGCCTTGTAGATATAGAGCGCGATAATGCTGCCGTCCGAAAGAACCTTTACGCCCTCGTTTTCTACACGCGTGTAATGCTCGTTGTTTCCAAGGCTCTGAGTCAGAAGAGCTTTGAATTTTTCGGGATTCAGGATCGACTCTTTGATGCGCTGGCCGTCCGCCGACAGTATCCGCGTGCCTTGATGACTTGCCACGGTGCCCGGACTGTCACCATCGTGCGCGCCCCCGTAGGAACACACAACAAAACCGTCACCCAGGGCAAAACCCTGCCTCTTGTTCAGGTAAGGTGCCAGCTCGTTTGTTTCGTAGGTGATATAACCCGAGTTGTGCAGGTCCGTGTAATAGGTTCCAATTCTTTCGAAATTTTTGTTGTAAATACCGAATACATTTCGACCAAGAGAACCGCCGATTTCGCGGCTTGCCTCGTCCACCATCCAGATGCCGTTGCGGTACGAGAACTGGGTATACATATTCATAGCGTGGCTGGCCACATGCGTCTGCATGCTGCCGTCTAATGGTGTCGTGGGGATGTTGTATTCGTAAAGGTCACCTGTGTCAGCCGCGCTTACAAATACTTTTCGTACCCCATAATCATAGAGCACCTCGATACCTTCAGGCGTAGCATGGACCAGCTTGAAATAGCCCTTGTAAGCCGAGGTTTTAAGGTCGAAAACGGCAATTGCGGTAAAGGCCTGCCATGATGTGCCAAAGGCTACGAAAATTTCCCCTGCTACTTCATCTACGGCAAACGCCCCAGGGCCGAGCCAAGCAGTCTCATTCGTGTAACCGGCGTCCGTAAGAATCTTTAGGTAATCTGGAAATTGCGAAGGCAAGACCGCGTAAACTGTCCTGCAGTGGGTGTTTTGATGCGGTGATCTCTGTAACCGATCCAGAGCTTTGGCCACATTCTTTCCGCGATACCCGACTAGCGCTGCACCTTTTGCTGGGTCGGTGTTGTTGGCGAGCTGCTCAAGCGGCAAGAGTGAAAGGTACGTGAGCCAGTCAGGATAACTCCCGGTGAACGACCCGTTGGCTACAGCTTCCTCATACGCCGACATTCCCCGCTGCCCACGGTCACCCTTGAAGCCACGCTTCCCACGGAAAACGTTGCTCGGCATGATCACGACCTGACCTGGCTCGGTCTCGTCAACGGTAGCGTTCACGGCGTCAGTAATTGCCACAGTGAAGAACTTTCGTTCTTCAGTCGGCGGCTGAAGCACCTGGATAGTCACGGACTTACTGGTTTCGCCCGGCTGGAATACCAGCTGCCCGGACGCCGGAACATAGTCGATGTTCTCAACCGCCGTGCCGTCTCGCGTCTCCCAGCTAAGGGTGACTGTCCGGGTGCTCGCCTGGGCCAGGGTAAATACAAACTGGGCTGTCAGATCAGTGTCGGTCATATGCTGTAGTTCCATTCAAGCGCTGGGCGCATTCGTTATTGGGTGTTGGCGAGCACGGGTAACAGCAGCTGCAACTTGTGCGTCTGCGCGGTCTTCCAGTCGTTTCGGAGAAGGCCACCAGTATCCCCCGAGTTAGGGTTCAGGCACCAGTAGCCGAAGTGGCCTTCGTTGCTGTTCAGGTAGTTCATCAGCTGGATGGCCCACTGCTTTTCCAGCTCGGCGTTCGGTTTCGCGGCGCCGCCGCTGTCGATGCCGAAGTGTCCTCCAAACTCACCAACCCAGACCGGAGCGATGTTCTGTTCCAGAATGAAGCCCCAGGCAGCCTGGAACACAGCGGGCAGATTGTTCGGGTATCCGGCGACCGGCTGGGCGGCGGTAGCAAGCCACGGCTGGGCGCCGACGCTCTGCCCATAGTCGTGTGCTGAATAGACCAACTTATTCTGCTTGTTGATCTTCACCGGGCGGGTAGTCACGCCACCGAGCTGGCCACCCCACCAGTAGTTCCTGCCGTTGTACGTGCCCACGCCTTCGACGAAGACCAGCCAGTCCGGTGCCACCTGGTGCAGCGCGTTGGCGCACTCTTCGGCAAGGCCTGCCCAGGTCGGCCAGTCGTGATTGTGCGGCTCGTTGTGCAGGTCAGCGCCGATGACGTTCGGGATGGCCTTGTACCGGTTGGCCAGCATGGTCCAGGTAGCGATCCACTGGGCCTTGGTGTAGGTCGAGCTGATAGGCGAGCCGTCCGCGCCATCCCCGATCGTGCGGCGATGATGGTCAAGGATGATCATCAGGCCCTTGGACGTGGCGTAGCTGATCAGGATGTCCATCACGTCAATAGGCTTCTTCGGCTTGCCCGGCGTGGCGCTTTGCAGGTCTGGGTTTGGGCTGAAGTTGACGCCCGAGGCATCGGAGCCATCGAAGGTGTTGCCAGCGAACGGAATACGGATGGTGTTGAAGCCCCAGCCCGCGATCTTGTCGATCAGCTCCTTGTATCCGACCGCCCACAGGCCGGCAGGCACACGGTTGCTGCCCTCGGCGCCAAACCAGTTGACGGCTTTGATGCGGACGGCTTCACCGCTAGGGCGAAGGATGCGCCGCCCTTGGGTGACCAGCGGGAAAGGATCGGTTGAAGGCTCCGGGTCTTCACCAGGATCAGGCTCGTCGCTGTAATCGCTGGCGAACACGACCATGCTGCCGCTCACCGAGACATCAGGGGCGAAGTCCTGGTCGGCGCCTGCGCCAGTAATTGCCAGTGAGCCCTGGCCGATGACGAACGGGGCCAGAACCGCCTTGGCCGCATCGCCCTGGGTGTAGATGCCGAACTCGACGTTCTTCACCTGGCCCACGGTCGTGGTGATCGTTAGGCGCACCGTATGGCGTGCGCGCGGCTGTCCGCCGAACAGACGCAGCACAACGGCGGTATCGGTGAACTTAACGCGCTCGATCTTGATGCTGGACGGGCGCACGGAAGCGCTGGCGAAGGCAATACGCTCTTTTGCCCCCAGCCAGCGGTCCAGCTTGATCACGTAGTCCCGCCGGTCGTGCGGGTTCTTCAGGATGTACTCGATCAATTGTCCACCTCGACAACCACGCTGCCGTCAGGCTCGACGCTCAGGTACACGCACGCGCTGGATTGGGGCGGCAGCGCGGTAATCGGTGTGCCAGGCACGCCATCAACTTCGTCTTCTTTGCAGTTGCAGTCGTAATCCATGCGGTCCTCACATGAAGTTGGGGCGAGTGCGCAGTGGGCCGCGCTGAATGCCGGTCACGTACTCGCGGCTGATTTCGTCCAGGCGGCGCTCGAACAGGTTGTCGCGGTAGGCAGCCAGCTCGACGTTGGTGAATGGCTGGGCCGGGACCGACAGGATGCGAGCCAGGGCACCGTTCACCAGCATCTCGCGGTGACGGTCCAGCACGACCTTGGGCGCCCTGGTGGCGTCGGCAGTGGGGATCAGGTAGGCGCGCACGCGGATGCGGGCACCACGCTGCACCGGGAAGATGGAAATGGAGTCGCTATCCGCCTGGGCGAAGTAGTGCGGGCGCCCACCTGGGTGGCAGTCGTCGCGCATGCCATACATTTGCTGACTGGTAATGGCTTGCATGGTGCTGCCACCGATGAACACGCGGTCGATCTGGTAGAGCTGCGAGCCCTTGGGGGCGACGATCAGGCTGTCGGTATCGCAGCCCATCTCGAACTCGTCATCCACAACCCACAGCCGGGCTCGCTCGCAGGCGCGAATAACGGCATCGCGCAGGTGGTCGAGCGCGAAACCTTCCGTGCACTGGATGGCATGCGGGAGGATCTTCGGCATCAGGTCTTCGAAGTCGCGCCAGGCGTTGGCCAGCATCATGATGCCTGCACCTGTGCTGGGCCGTTAGGCGACAACTGAACGTCCAACTGCACTTTCATGCCCAGGCTGTTGGCGAACTGCTGGTAATGCAGCACAGCGCGCTCTGCGGCCCCGGCGAACTGGGCGTCCTTGGCGTAGCCACGGTACAGGATGAAATCCAACAGCGCGTTGCCGTAGATATCCTGCAGCTCGATCGGGACGCGGTAGCTGTCCAGCTCGTTGGCATCGCCAGTAGGCTTGATTGGCGCCGGCTGCACGGACACGACCAGCTCTACCGCGCCTTCCCCGTTATTGCCGGGGTAGACGTAGAAAGCGCGCTGGTCCTGCTCGTCGAAGATTACGTGCTTCACGTCGCGCTTGAACGGGGTGACAGACCCGTCATGCCAGTTTGGCGACTGGGTATCGAGGATTTCACGGCTGACGATGCGCACAGCACGACCGCCCTGGCGGTAAGGCGTTTCGGCGGCAATGTTGCGCACAACGCGCAGCAGCTTGAGATAGTCGCCGGGCAAGGCCTGATAGGTGCCTTGCTCCAGCTTCATCACGACCGTCTTCGACAGCGCATTGGGCTTTTGCAGCACAACCTCGCGCTGGGCGTCGTTGAGCCACATGCACAGCTCAGGCAGCGGCCAGCGCACGTTGGTTTCATCGAGCATGATCCGCTGCGCGCGGTCGAAAAGGTCGCTGGCGAGCATCAGTCTTCTTCCTGTTCCAGCAGCTGTTTGATGCGCTCAGCGCTCTGCGAGTGGTGAGGCTTCTTCTTGAACTTCGCCTCGTACTCGGCAGCCAGCTTGGCGCGATCCAGGGTTTCGGTGTTGCCTTCGCCTTCACGGTTGCCGCCTTCGACGCCTTCGCCGTTATCGTCCGGCTGGATGGTGCCTAAGCCGTGGCCGGTGAGCGGATTGCCGCTGTTGGCAGCGTTGGGGGTTTCGACGGCTGCACCTTCAGGGCGAGTATCGACCGAGCCGGTGGGCTGCTCGTTCTTCTTCTCTTCCTGCTTCTGCTGCTTCACCTGCTTAGGGGTGGTGGCCAGCTTGCGGTAGCAGCGGATTTCAAGCAGCCGATCGGCGTGATCTTCGTCCTCGACTTCGGCCACGTAACGGCCCTGTTCGTCTGGCTGGAACTGGTAGGCGGTGTCGCCAAGGGTCACCACACGGGGACGCTTGATAGTGCATTCAATGATCGGCATTTCCGTCTCCTGTGCAAAATGGGCCTTTCGGCCCATTTCGTCGGTTTGATTACTTGGCGTTGCGGTCGCCGGATGGCGCGTACAGCAGGGACAGGGTGACTACCTTGTCGGTCCCAGTGCCGTTGGCGACAGCGCCCGAGAACTTGATGCCGATTGGGCGATGGAAGCGCTCAGAAGGCAGGCGTAGAGCATAGGCGCTGTTGAGCGGAAGCGCGGCAGCAGCCGACACGTCAGCGGCATTGAACAGCTCGGTGCCCGAGGTGCGGGCTGGATCGTTCTGGGCGACCTCGCCGGACATGAAGCCGACGGTTGCGGTCACGCCAGCGCCAAGGGCGTCAACGATCAGGTGGCCACCCACCAGGTTGTGGTAGGCCGGCAGGTAACCCAGCTCTACGATGGTGTTGGCCGCTAGCGTGCTGTTGGCCTTGATGACCAGGGGCAACTCGATGTTCAGAGTTTCCCCGGCGCGCTCGCCGGTCGGCGTCGAAGACAGGCCGTTGGCGGTGTCACTGATGATCAGAAGCATTGTGGCTTGTCTCCTTTAGATGACTTCGTTCGGGTCTTTGGCTGCGGTGTCGATCGACAGCACACCGAAGTCCTTCCCGTTGAAGCGGGCTTTCTTCATGCCCATGATGGTGCCGGCGTTGATGCTCGCCAGGTTTTCGTAGTCGGCCTTCTTCTCCTGCCAGGTGAAGCGCAGGCCGCCCTTGGAACCGAAGGCGATGACAGCTGCCTGACGGCCCATGAAGATGGCGCGGGATGCAGCGACATTGCCGCCAGCACCGTAGTTGTCGAAGCGGATGACCGACTCGTGGCTGTGCAGAACCACGTTGTTGATCATGCCCATGCCGCCCTTGAAGATCGGGTTGTTCTTGCCCTCGGCAGCGGCAGCGGCCTTCTGCACGTCGAGCCAGCCCTTCTCGCCGACTTCGTTGCGCAGGTCGTGCTCCTGGAACGGAGACATGACCATGACGTAGTGGTCACCGCTGTTGATCTTGATCGGCTGCATGTTAGCGGTGGTTGGGTCTTGGGCGCGCATCATGCGGGCCTTCACGCTGGCGCGCTCCACCAGTTCACGCGACATGGTGTCGTTGACGGTGATTTCGGCCTTACCCTGGATGCCTTCCGGGTAGAGCTGGTGATCGGCATCAGGCGGGGTGATGGCGTTGCCGGCATGGCCCTGCCAGGTGGTGCCTTCAAGGAAGTCTTCGTTGATGCCGCGCGCGCCCGACACGTAGATGAAGGTCATGTCGTCGATGAACTTCGCCCAGTAGTCGGACAGTCGGTTCTTGCCGATGGTGCGCAGGTCGTGGCTGGTGCGCTTGCGGGTCATGCGACCGCCGAGCGACACAGGGTGGCGCATCTGATCGATCTTCACTTCGTCCGAGAAGAACTTGAGGTCTTCCTCGGTGCCTTCGGCAACGTTGTCGCCGTAGACCGGTTTTCCGCGAAGCTGAACCGACAGGTCGAATTGGATGGTGTCACCAGCGGCAGACTCCAGGTCGGTCAAGCGCTGGATCGGTGCGTTGTCGTCGGTGGAAGTGAACCGCTGGTTCCAGTAGCTTTTGTTCAGGGTGTCGATGAACAGTTTGCCCGACCAGCGTTTCTGGGCGAGCTTGCTGCCAAAGGGAATGACTGTTTGGCCCATTGTAGGGTGTCCTCAGTTGGATTGAGATATCCGCATGAGGCACGTCTTGCGCCCTTTGCTGTTCGGATTATCTGATGATTGTTTGCAAAAGGCAAACGCTAAGCTTGCAATTGTGCGGCTATTGTGCAGGTTTGGCCCTCCTTGGCCTTTGTCACCCGTTTGATCGGCGTTTCCTTTGGCGCGTCGATCACCAGGCAGGCGAGCTGCCCCGATTTGTGAACCATCTTGACGATGGCATCCCCTACCTGAAGTTCTTCGCCTGGGCGTAAGTCGATCTTGAGCACGGGTGTCAGTCCTTAGTTGCTGCGCAGGTAGCGGTCTTGTTCGGCTTCAGGCATGCGCGAAAGCATGTCCTCTGCCTTCGCCACGTCTTTAGGGTTTGAGCTGTTGAACAGCCGGTTAAGGGTGCCGAAGGAACCGTCGTCCGTCTCATTCACCTCAGCCGAAGGGACTTTGCCCAGGGTCGGTGGAAGGTCGCGCTTCTTCGGCGGGGCTGCCTTCTTCGCCGGCTTGGCCTGCTTGCCCTTGCCGGTCGGTTCTTGCACCTGTATGCCCAGGTCTTCGGCCCACTGCTTGTAGGCCATCTCCAGGCGACGTTGGTGCGAGAACTTGTTGATGTTCTCTTCGGTGTTGACGCCCTGAACGATGTTGTCGAAGACCTGCATGACGGTTTTGTTGCGCGAAATCTCGGGGTGAGACTTCACGAAATCGTCGGCAGTCTTGAACCAGTTCTGCATGAACTGCTGCTGGGCGCCAGTAACGGCCTCTTCATGCCGTTCTTTGGCCTGCTCGTACTTACGCACCGACCAGGTGATGTCGTCGCGCTCCTTGCCCAGCTCGCGCAGCCCCTTGCGGTATTCGGCGGTGGTGATATCGCCGTCGTCGAACTGCTCGGTCAGCTTGTCCTCGCGTTCATCCAGCGCCTTGAGCTTGTCCTCAACCCCTTCCGGCTCCGTCAGGGTGAACTCAGGGACTATCGGACGATCTGGGTTCGCTTCGTCCTCGCCATCCGCGCCCTGATCGTCGGTGTCAGCACCATCGTCGCGTCCAGGCTGGCCATCGTCGGCGGCGGCATCATCGTCCTGATCATCGTCAGGATCGCTTTCGTCACCCTCGTCCTGATCTTGGTCGTCGCCGTCTTCTTCGCCATCATCCTCGTCGGCATCCTGGTCGTCTTCCTGCTGATTGTCGTCATCGCCCTGGTTGTCGTCGCCTTCGTCTGCGTCTTCAACATTGTCGTCGTCCAGCTCCAGGCCGGCACGCTCTTCGGGGGTGAGCAATTCAAGTTCTTCTTCAGTCATCGGCATCAGTCTTTCCTCACTGTTGGCCTATCATGGGCTGCTGGGGTTGCTCGGGTTGTTGCTGGGCCTGCTGTTGGGCCTGCATCTGCTGCTCGGCCTGCTGCTGCTCCATGGCGTCTTGCTCGGCCTGGGCCTGTTGGAGCTGTTCCACCTGTGCCTGCTGCTCTTGCTCGGTGCGGGAATGGAACCCAGCTTCGTGCAGGACGGTATCGGCAACTGGGACGACGGCTGGCGCTGACAGCATAGCAAGCGCGGTTTCCAGTGCTGCCTTCTGCGTGCTGACGTTCTGGCCGGCCAGCTTCGCCATGATCTCTTGCGCGCCAGCCTCAGCACGCTTCGCGTCCGCCTGGGATTTTAGCGCAGTAGCCTCGTTCTTGGCGATCTCGGCCATCATGGCACGTTGCTGCATCTCGGCCTGGGCCTGGGCTGCCTGCATCTGCTGGATTTCTTCCGGGGTCGGTTCCTCGGCATCCGGGTCGCGCTGGCCAGTGATGGAGCGAATACGCTTGACGATCTCTTCGCGGCTCGGGATGTCCATGGTCTCGACAACCAGGTCGAGCATGGCCATGGCCACCTGGGGGTTGACCGGGGCAACCTGCTGGATGACCTGCAGCAGCTCGGCCACCTGGGCCTGGCGCTGCGTGGTGTTCCAGTCGGCTTCGCTGATCAGGAAGTCAGCCTTGGTGCGGGTGATGTCGTTCTCGGGCAGGCCGTCGTTCACCGTGATGTACTGCGGCTTGCCGCGCATGTTGGTGATGCGGAACTGCTTTTCCTCGGTGAAGAACTGTTCGATCAGCGACAGCTCGACCTCGCCCTGCATCTGCCTGGCAAAGCGCAGATTGTCGAAATAGCCGGACGTGGCCAGCGAACCCTGGTCCTGGCGCGCCATGATGGCCCGGCCAGACGTGGCGTTGGTGCTGCGGCCCATGTTCTCGTCGGTGACGCCGCTGGTCTGCTGCACCATGTTGATGGAGCGGGCCATCAGGTCCAGGTGAGCCGGGGCAAGCTCGCGCTCGGCATTCAGCTCGAAGCGCTTGTTCGGTTTGACCACGAGAACGGCATCAGGCCGGCTTGCTTCCTCGGTGGTCTGGTCGATGTCGGCAACCGCGCCTTCTTCCATGATGATCTTGTTGGAAGACAGGATGTGCAGGGCCTTGGCCGCGCGCTTGTTGATATCGACCTGGATATCCTTGACGTTGCGGATCATGCCGTAGGGCATGTTGTCCCGGCCGCGGCGCTTGCCCCACACAGGGGTGAACGGGAAGCGGTTGTGGCGGTATGGGCTTTTGCCGACGTACAGCAGGGCATCGGTGGTCATGATGGCGACGTGCATCCGGTGCACGGTCTTTTCCATCAGCTCGGCCCGGCCTTCCTGGATATCGAGCTGGTGGCCTGGGGCCTCTTGGTCGTAGACCTCGCCAGTGAAGTCGCCACCGCGAACGATCTTGTCCTTGACCGGTGCCTTGTACCAGATTTCGATCAGGCGAACGCGGCGGCGCTGGTGCGTCACGTCGAACACGCCGTTCTGGTATTCCTCGCGCTCGTCCTCCTGGCTGTCCATCGGGTCGTCGCCGTCTTCGTCCAGGCCGCCAATGCGAGTGCCGCTGTCCACGCTGTTGACGATGGTGCCGGCCCGATCGGGGAACATGGCGACCGCGATATCTTCATCCACCCACTTCACGCGGATGACGTAGCGGCAGTCGGAAAGGTCCAGCTGCGTGGATGCGCTATCCCACAGCATGTTGCGCCAGCTCTCGTACCGGCAGTAGACCGGCTCGCCGTCGCTATCGTCCTGGGCGCCGTCCTCGATCCAGCCGATACCGACCTTCACCGCGTCGGCAAAGGCACGGCTCACGTCGAAGCCGGTACGGTTCACGTCCGACAGATACTTCAGCAGCTGGCTCTTGCGCTCGGCCTGCTTCCCGCCATCCTTGCGCCGTGGCAGCACCTTGAAGTCGGTGCGCATGCGGCGCTCGGTGCCCAGTACCCAGTCAATCATGGTACTGATGACGTTGTAGACCAGCGGTATCTGCCCGCGCTCTTCCAGGACTGCGGCGTCTTCGTCCTTCCACTGCTTGTTGTCGTAGAAGTCCTCTTCTTCGGCCTGCTCCTTGCGGTTCAGCTCCTGCCGGCTCAGCTCCTGTAGGTAGAAAGCCAGCAGCCGGCCATGAAGCAGGCAGCTCTTCTCATTGTCCAAGTCATGCGACTTCACCGATGCCGGGTCGTCGGTGAACATCGGTTCGAAGTCGTCAGGGGTGCGCTTGCGGCGCGCCTGCTTCAGGTCCAGCTGGCTGTCATACACGTTCGACGATCTCCCGGTGCGTGGTTCGACCGTCCTGATCGGTGATGAAGCCATCGGCGACGACCTGGATTTCGCCAGGCGGGACCGGTGGCAGTGATAGAAGCTCGCCCAGCTCGTCGTGCACCACGTTGATGACGGTGGCGATCGACAGCTTGGAGTCGCCCAGGCCAAGGGCGATGGCGAATTCGCGCGCGGCGTTGCTCATGTAGACGCGCACGGCCTGGCGCTGTTTGTCGTTGAGGGTCTGGTCTTCGATATCCCACTTGAAGGCGTCATCGATGGTGATCACGCACGGGGTCAGCCGGTGATCGATCTTGCGCACAGTGGGCAGCAGCACAATGCACGGGCGCGTGGTGCCGTCATTGTTGCGCCACCAGCTGCCGTAGACGGTGATGCCCTTCCCCAGGTGCGGGTGGATGAAGTGGCGCTTGGTCAGGTCCAGGGCTGGGCGGCTCAATTGGAACCCCCAAACACTGCAATGCGAGCTGCCAGCACGCCGAAGTATCGATCCATCGCGTTGAGCTGGGCGTGCATGCGATCCTGCTCGGCAGGGTCCAGGGACTTGAAGCGATCCGTTTCCAAGAATGCTGCCAGCTTCTTCAACCGGTCATGCAGCTCGGCCTGCTCGGATAGAACGCGCTGCTGGTGCGGCGGCAGATGGCCGACATCGCCCAGAGCTAAGGAGGTGGCATTGATCTGGATACGGACGCCATTGCTGGCCGTGTAGTCCGTGCCTGGCGCGTCCTCGCCGAAGGTTTCGATATAAGCCTCCTGCTTCGCCATGTACTCGCGCATGGCTGCGTGAACGTCAGGCTCGAAGAGCTGGTTTTCGTCCTGTTCGCGTGAGAACGTGAATTGCACCTTGCGCGTATTGATGGTCATGCTACCCGTCCTGATGTGTTGCGCCGCCTCGGCCTGGTGCCTGCGGTCACTGTCGTTGGTGTGAAGCCCTGGGCGAACTGGCGGAATGCGTCAGCGGCCTCTGAGTGCTCGTCGTGCTGCGGTACGTCGGTCCAAACCTGCATCGCGTTGTTGAACTTCTTCCGGTAGCGTTCCAGGTGGATGATACCGTCCTTGCAGTTCGTCTCGTCGAACCAGCAGTTGGCGAAGGCATTCCGCGCTGCCTGAATGCCGTGCTGTATCTCCAGCACGCGCGTGACGATCTCGATGTTGCGCAGCCCCAGCTTGTAAAGCATCTCCCTCGGAGACAGCTGGGTGTCATAGTCCTGGCCTTGCCGGGTGTGGTTGCCGTCGTGCGGCAGGTAGTGCGTACCCCAAACCCAGCCCTTGGCCTGCATCCGCTGGACGAAGTATTCGTAGGGCTCGCCCTTCGCCTCGTCGAAGTGGATGAACCGGTCTTGGATGCCGACACGCTGGTGGAACCAGATAGCCGTGCCGTCGCTCCTGCCGATGTCCCAGAATGTGTTGACCGGGATGCCTGGCGTGTAAGGAACCGTCGTAATGCGGCCCTGCTTCCTGGCAGCGGTCATCTGCACAGCATAATAGCAGCCCTCGCTGGACTGCTGGAACGCCTCTTCCGGCGTGCTCGGGTATTCCTGCCACATCATCTCGGGCTGGCCGCTGAACTGCTCGTCGCGGGTCGATACCCACCAGGCGCGCTGCTCCAGGTCGATGATGCAGTTCATCTTGCCTTCGATCTCGTCGAAGTAGGCGTGGTCCTGGTCTGTGATAATCACCAGGTCCGGGTCGGCGCGGTACTCCATGGCGCCCCACCACGGGAAGAAGTGGAATGCGTACTGCATCCGGTTGGGCTTGCGGCCTTGCTGTTGCAGCTTCAAGGCGCGCTGGCACATCTCGTAGAACTCGCCTTCGCGACCTTCGGCTGTGCTCTCGATGAAGATCATGCCGCGCTCTGCCGCTGGCAACGAACCGGTCTTCACCTCCTTGGCCTTGTCGGGGAACTTGGCGCAGATTTTCCCGAACTCGGAAATGTGAAGGTACTGGTACGTGCCCGATCGCATGGACGTGCCCACGCGGATCACCGAGCCGTTGTGCGCAAACTTCAGCTCCCGCTTGCTGTCGGTCATCAGCGGCATGGCTTCGCGCAGCACGTCGGGCAGGTTGTCGTAGGCGAACTTCACCTTCGTATCGAAGATCGCCTCCACCGCATCCAAGTCCTGGGCGATGATGCCGGCGCGCACGTTTGGCCGGAACAGGCAGCAGTCCAGGAACAGGATGGCGATGAACGTGGTGAAACCCAGCTGGCGCGCCTTCAAAATTATGTTCCGGTGCCATAGGTTCTTGATCAGCCTGCGCTGAAACCGATTTGGCTTGAGACGCATAACGACATCGGGGGCCTTATCGGGATCGTCATCGGCCCGATCATCGCCTTTCGAGGTGATCATGTACAAATTTTCTAGCCGCCACATTGGGTCGGCTAGCCCAAGTGCAAGCTGAGCCTCGTTGCATTGCTCAATAGGAGGTATGGTCTCAGGCCTCACTTGACCGAGCCTCCCGAACGTAGCGAGATACAAGCGACTGGCACGCACCAAAGCGCTCACCTATCTCTCGCAAGGTCATGCCTTCGGCCTTCATCCTGGCCATCTCTCGGCGATCGTCTTGGCTGTACCTGGTCTTGGCCTTGCTGATTTGGGACATGCGCTCACGCCACTCAGGCCCGCGCTCAGGCCTGTTGCGCGCAGAAAGAGACATCTTCGCTCTCGTCTCGTCGCTGACCGTCGTACCGGTCTTGGCCCTACGGATTGCCTCGACAACATGAGGCGGTCGTTTTTTGCCTGTCGATGCCCGCCTCATCGCTTCGACCTGCAGGCTATTGTCTCTCCGCTTCGCTGCCTCAGACATTCGAGCGCGCGTTTCAGGAGGCGCTACCCAACCAAACGTGTTTCCGGCCGTCGGCGCCAGGTTGTAGCCATTCAGCACTGCGGCGTGATCATCCAGGAACTGCTGCTCGACCGCTTCCAGGTCAGCCCGGTTCAGGACGGTGAAGATCATGCTGAACTCGAATGCGCTCTCGCCATGCTTACTCCATGACGCCTGCAGCTTCGCGTTGGTGTGCACGCCGCGCCGTAGCCTGCTGCGGTGCTCGTTCATGCGGCGGTCGCAGTTCGCGCTCGAACCGATGTAGACCTTGCCTGTCTTCGTATTGGTCCAGGTGTAAATGCCGATTAGGTGCCTCAATTGGGCCGCTCCTGCGCAAAATGTGCCGGGCAACTCCCTTGCTTGCGCCACAGAATTCACACAGAAGCGCGGTTTCCTCCTTGAAACCCCCGCTATTGTAGCTCTTTCTGAGAGGAAACTGCACAATGAGGCAGGGATAACTATCGGATAGGCACTGACATGACCGGGAAAGAACTGGCTGAATGGCGCGGCAGGATGGGGATAACGCAGGCCGAAGCATCTGCCATGCTCGGTATGAGCAGACGACAGTACGTCGATAGCGAGGCCGCCAGCTCCGTAAGCACTCGGACGGAACTGGCGTGTCTTGCGCTCTGGCATCGTCTTGAGACTGGCAGTCGCCCCTGGGTGACCCATTAGTCGCCATCCCTGGGCATAAGGGTCTTGCCCGCTACCTGTTGCAGCAGCAGGGTCAGCGGGTTCTCCTTGTCACCCTGTAGCATCAGCTTGTCATTGAACATGCCCAGGTGCCGGCCAACCATCTGCAGGGCGGCCAGCTGGTCCTGGGTCTTGATCTCGAAGCCTTCCTTGGTCTGCTTGACGCCGGCATACAGCGCCAGGGCCTCGGGGCTAACGTCGCGGGTATCGCCCCAGATGACATCGCCATAGCCTTCGCCCTTGCAGCGCGGGCACTTGGGATGCGGGCGCACGGTCTTGTCGAAGCCATAGCCACCTTCATCGCTGGGCGGCTGCATGTCCTCTTTCTTGGCGTGGGCCACGGCGCGCTCGTACTCGGCCTCGTCAACCCACTGGTAGGCGTGACCATTCCCAAAGCAGTGGCGGCAGCAAACCCGACGGTGCGTCATCAGCTCGTTCGGGTTGGCAGTGGCCACGGCCCATAGGCGAGCCAGAACCATATCGACAGTGATCTGGGTTCGCTCTGACCTGGCTTGCAGGCGCTCCTGGACGGCGGCAAAGACGTGAGGTTTCACCTTACCATTGCTTACCCATTGATAAGCCTTGGATGCAGCCGTGGTCTTGCTGTAGCCGGCATCAAGGGCAGCTCGCTTTGGATCGAGGTCTTTGGGGTATTCCTCGACAAAGCGCTGCTCCTTAGCGTCAAGGGCCTGTAGCGGCTGTGTCCGCGTGTTCGCGGCGTCCTGCGCGTTCTTGTGGGCCATAAGTGATTGTTTCGACTCCGGTATTGACTCTGGGGTGCATCCTATGGATTCAGATGCACTCTGATGTTTGGATTTTATAAACGGAGTATGAAGGAATGCAAACAGGAACGGCAGGTGTAAGCCGGTATTTGGCATGGGATCAGATAGACCTACCGAACGATGCTTACCGAGTTGAAAACGCCAGGTGGCTAGAAGGGTCACCCGATTTAACGGGCTGGGTGGACTGTTCCGCCTTGGGTGCTCAGGTCATTGACGAGATTGAATCAGCTCTTGCCCTGCTCGGCGAAGCAATGCGCGGTGAGTGGGTATGCTGGGGGAATACCGTGAACCATGTGTGCCACGGCATTGCCTGGATGATCTGATGCGTAGCTGCTTCTGTGCCTGGATAGGCGATACGGGTTAGCGAGTGTACCGCCAGGCTTTGCACCTGGCGATGATGTTATATCAGCCCTTCGGGGCTTCCTTGACGATCAGGCAGCCGAACGTCTTGCTGCCAACGTAGAACGTGCCTAGGCGCTCGCATTCCTTGCCAACAGTGTAGTGGGCATGCACCCAGCCGCCGAACCATCCTATCGCTGCGACGATCGCCCAGGCAGCCAGGTCAGCGCGGATATCTTCATACGTGTTCCAGCTACTGATCGCCATTGCCAGCCTCCTTCGCTTCGCCAGACGGATTGAACATCTCAGGATGGGTGGTGCCGTAGGTGACCGCATTCTTGAGGCGATGTTCGTGCTCAGTGCGAATGGCGGCGTCGTAGTCGATACCAAGCTCTTCAGCGCGGCGGCGTGCTTTGTTGCCATTACCGGGCGTGAAATCCGGTATTTCTATCCTCTCCATGGTCTGATGCAGCATGATGGCATGGTCTACAGTGCCGGGAGACAGCTTGTCCGCCATAGTCGAGACCTGACTTAGCCACCGATACCGCTCGGCATCCTTGCGCAGCGCCTCCAGCTCGGCTTTCAGCTGGTCGATTTCTTCTTCAGCCGATCGCAAGCAGCCTCGGATAGTGGCCAGGGTGTCCTCGCTGACATCGAGCTGCACGCCGATCCGCTCCGCAAGGTGCCAGGGGGTCCAGTAGCCGTCATCCATCGGCACCGCCAACGGCTGCTGCGGGCCATTCCAGCGCAGGCCATAGCGGGGCAGCCCGCCACCGTCTGGCGCGCGTGGTGGCGCATCAGGCCGTAACCCATTCAATCGCTCGATCTCGGCGCGCAGCTCGTCCTCGGGCTTGCGCATGTTCCACCGGCTGATCGCTGCCTCTGGCGTGCGGGATGGCACTTGCTCGATGGCGCAGTCGCCGCCCAGGTTCCGGTTGTTGCGGCATTTGATGCCATACCAGGTGCCGGAGCGCATCTTGACTTCTTCCAGCTTCACGCCGCCGCCACAGCACGGGCACGGCTTCAGGTTTGCTTGTTCAGCGGTCATTGGTGTACCTCGCAGCGCAGTATGCGGTCGTGTCGGATCAGGGCCATGGTCTTCTGCTTCAGCGCCAGGCGCAGCGCAGCAGCAGAGCCGCCCGTGGCTAGGGCGCGGTAAGCCGAGCGGGCTCGGGATAGGACGTTGAGCGCAATGGATACCCGCTCGGGTATGTTCGCGGGCAGGCCAAGCAAATGATGCTCAAGGCTAGCCAACTGGGCCTTGTGATGGCAGGCCTTGCACTTCCCGGTCTTGCGGCTGAAATTGGCCGGGTTACTGGTCAAGCATTCTAAGCAGAACATGCGATCGCTCACGGCTTTACCTCGCAGTGTGGCCAGATAAGCTGAGCCTCGCGCAGGGCTCCGGCTTGATCCAGGGCACCCTCCATCAGCACCATCTGGAAGGACTTGGAGCCGACGATTACGGTCCATACGCGCTTCATGGCAGGCACCGCCCGATTTCGGCGGCCGCCCTGGTGAATGCCCGGCATACAGCAGGCTCCCAGCCAAGCGCGTCCTGGTCTTCGTGGTAGCGGCAGAAGCGCGCCTTCCGAGGATGGAAGAACACCGCTGTCGGGTAACGCCCAGCCAGGTCCATGCCGATACGCAGCATGACCGCCATGCGCCCCGCTTGCCCAATGCGACCGAGGGGATACCACTCTTCACGTCCCGTTTTCGGGTCGTCGTAGTAATAGGTATCGCTGCCGTGGCGATAGTCTAGCGTGATTCCCATGGCCTTGGCCGATAGCATCAGCAGCTCGTGGTCGATCGGGTTCGGGGTGTAAGCGGTCATGGCAGCACCTCGAATACTGGGTCTTCATGGTGCACCTGGATCGCTGGGCGGCTGGCGCGCTGCTTGGCCGGCTTGATCTCGTCGTCCAGGAAGTCGCCGAACTCCCACACCATGTTCTTGATGATCAGCATGTCCCGGCGACCGCGCTTCAGCTGACCCGCATCGACGCGGCGCATGATGTTCCAGGATGCGCCCTTGCTGATGGAGGGAGTTACGGCGCTTGGCTTGCGCCAGTCGGTGATACCCACCTGGGCGCGATCGAACATGGCCTTGAGCTGGTCGTTGGTGACGGTTTCCGCGATGCGTTTCGCGTCGGCCCGATTCATGGCGTGCACCACTCGTTTCTGCCGCAATAGCTTTGGCCGGGCTCGAACTCATGCGCCTCGCAGTAGATTTCGTAGTTCCGTTCGCACGATCGGCAGCAGGCAAACCACTTACCGTCCTTGGTCAGCTCCAAGCCTTCCGGCGCGCGACCCTGGCGCGCCTCATTGATCAGGTTGCGCTCGATCCGGCGCAGGCGCTTGCGCTCGGCAGCATTCGACCGCGCCCGGTGATGGCGCATGCTTTCGGGAGTCTCACCATGGTCGCGCATCAGCTGCTCGCCCTGGCTCAACGGCTCGGGCCAACGATCATCATGCGCCTTGGTCTTTGGCTTGGATGGCTCAAGAGCCATGGACACGCCAAACATCGGATCTCTCGCAACAGTCAAAGCGCCAGATGCCAAAAGCAGCGTAGCCAGCCTGCTACGCGAACCGTTTCCTATGATCCCAATCTTCATGGCGCCACCTGCTTGCGGTAGCCGGCGTCGTACAGCGCTTCGCAATCAGCACGGTTCACGCCGAAGCCAGTTGCTGCGTGCATCGTCTCGGCCATTTCCATAATGGCTTTCTCGCGCTCTTCCGCCGCGATCTGCTCAGGCGTGCGCATGGGGCGGCATTTAACCTCATGCGCGTATGCAGTGCACTTGCCGTTTATGGCCGGCTCGTCCGCCCAGTCCCACACAATCACATTGTTGGAAGAGAAGCGGACGATGGCCTCACCCCAATTACCATGAGGAACGCGCTTGATTTTACAGACTGTATCAGCAGGCGGCAGGCCCAGGCCCCTGCCATCCCAGTGCGCGGGACCGGTTACCCGGCGCTCGATGGCCGCCCAGGTTGGCTCGAACTCGGGCCAGTCGCTTTCAACGACGACGCAATCACGAGCCGGTACGCGCGCATTGATCTGGAACAGAACATTCACCAGATCACCCTGAAGTGCTTTGGGCAATTTCGCCAGGTCGCTGCGCTTGATGACGATGTAGCGGTTCTCCCGCTTGAATTCGTTGCTCACGGTCCTTTCCTCGGTAGTCGGCCTTTATCAGGCCATGCGATTGAAGGATGGCCCATTGCTGGATCATCCATTTTTCAAAGGTCATGCTTGAAAGCGGCCTAGATTGATTAAGGATTCCGCGTGTGCGGGCTGGCCCCGGCTGGGGCGTCAGGCGCCACCAGAACAGTAGCGCGTCAGGATACCGGTCTTTCCCGGCTGTCAGTTTCCAAGCGCAGGGGCTACAACTCCCCTGTTTGATGCAGATGGCCGGCGCTGATCTCCGGCTTGCGTGTGAAGTGTCAGGTTCAACCAAGCCGGCCAGCTCTTGCCCACCGGCGCCGCGCTTTGAGCCTGCATCGCTGCGCATCAGCCTGCGCATTCATCTGCATCGGTCAGCGCCCTCAGTACCCAATCTTCACCAGTCGGCAGCTACTCGACCTATTCGCGGCTCATGGGCAGGTGCGCACCCTGCTATCTCAGGGCGCTGACCGATGCAGCCTGGGCTCTCCGGTAAAGGGTTGCTCAGGTGATCGGGTCCGACTGTAGCTTTACGTGCAACTTGCTCGGACATTCCGCACTTACAAGAGGTCATGAACCCCCGTGACCGGCCCCATGATTATTTATATTGCCGTAGTCCGGTGAAGCGGCAATTGCTGCGAAGTAAACCATATCGCCCTTTGATTTTGCAATGCTGGCAACGACCGTTGGTCGGCTTTAAGCCATTGTGATAGTTAAACCTCTTGCGCGGTTACCGGTAACCCTGAGACCATCAGCCTACCGAAACAAACACCGCCCTGGAGGGCAAGACGATGTTCAATTTCCTGTGCTTAATCAAAGAAGGCGAAACGGTAGCGCTGCTCTGTGGTGATGGTGCCCCTGGCAGTGGCTACACAACCACTTTCCTTGCCAGTGAGCGCCGCACTGCAGTTGTGTGCCACACCTCCGTTGGCGACGAACACAAGCGCCTGAGCGTCTGCCGCCATATCCACAAGGACGAGCATATCGGCGCACTCTCCCGTGATCTCGTCTGCTACAACGACTGACCGGCATGGAAGGCACCAAGCCCGCCCTGTGCGGGCTTTGCCAGTACCAAAACCCGCATCGAGGCAACGCCAGATGATCAAGGAAAACGTCCGCAAGCTGATGAACACGCACCTGGAGATGGCACGCAACACGCCATCCGAAGAAGTAGCCGAGGTGCAGCTGAACGTGGTGCGCGGCTTCATCGAGTACGCGGTGGAGAACGGCGACATCACTTCCCGCGAATTTGCCGCTGAAAGCAACGTCCTGAAGCTGGTCCGCGAACAGCGCCGAGTGGCCAGCATCGCGAAGGGGATGCACCATGCGTAAGCAAGCCACCCGCTGCACCCAGCAAGAGCTGGCCTGCCTGGCGCACTGGCAGTCCAAAGGCTACCGCTTCAAGCCTGGCGAGCCGATCCCCACCAGCACCATGACGCCGCCTTCGTTCGCTACCCGCCATCCGGTGCTGGATGCCCTGCTTGGTGGCATGCTGCTGCTGATCGGCTTTGGCTCGATGGCCGCGATCTGGTTCGCCAAGGCGTCCGGCCTGATCTAACCCCCAAGAGACTATCCCATGGCAATCGACCCACGGGCATACAGCGAGACCCAACTGACGGCGCCAGCTCCATTGCCGTTCGTGAGCCGTCGCGCCCTGAAGCGCGTCAAAGACCCAGCTCCTATGCCGGTCACCTGCAAATGCGGTGGCCGCGTCGAGCTGGTGGAGAACAGCGAAATCTACAACGGGCGCACCTACGGCGACTGGCCCTATGCCTACCTGTGCCGGGGCTGCAAGGCCTATGTCGGCCTACACCCTCAGACCGATATCCCGCTGGGCACGCCCGCCGACAAACCTACCCGCATGGCCCGCCAGGACTGCAAGGCAGTCTTCGAGCCGATCTGGCGCAACAAGATCATGAGCCGCACCAAGGCCTATGCCTGGCTGGCCAAGCGCATGGGGCTCGACGTATCCGAATGCCACTTCGGCCTGTTCGATATCGACCAGTGCTTCAGGGCGGCGGCAGCATGCGCCGAGCTGTCCAATTTCAGCAGCAACCAACCGAGGAAAGGAAAGTGAACAACGACAAATGCGAATTCTGCAAAGGTACGGGCAAAGAGCCGGGCGAGCCTGGCTGCGTATGGTGCCACAACACCGGGACGAAGGAAGGACAGGCACTGCTTACCCCGCCAGCCCAGCAGCACCAGGGCGAGCCGGTGGCATGCGCGAGTATCAAGATGCGTATGGTGAATGGGCGTCTTTGCGCAACTGTTGAGCGCTTTGATAGTGGCCAATTCACACTTGGCGAATTAACCGAAGTATTCACCCACGCCCACCCTGCCGAGGTTGAGCGGCTGCGCGCAGAAATCGAAGAGTGGAACAGAATCTTTGATATGCAAGAAGGAAAAATTGACGCCCTGCGCGCCCAGCTGGCCGAGGCGCAGGCGCTGCTGCAAAAGGTGCTCGGTCACTTGAAGGCCGGCAAGCCGGGTGAAGCGCAAGTGGCTCTGTATAATGGTCTACCCGCCAGCGCAGAGCCGAGCGCGCCTAAGTGCGAAACTTGTTCGGACCAAGGAATCGTCGGCAACATCCTGAACGCAGAAACCTGCATGGACTGCACTCCGAGCGCGCCGGTTGAGATCGACGAGCGGGCGGCGTTTGATGCCTGGTTCAAAGATCACTCGAAAGACTGGCCGTTCCCTTCCGAAAGCATCAAGGCCATCGCTCGCGATAATGACTGGCTGGTATGGCAAGCCCGCGCCGCCCTGGAGCGCAAACAGTGACAGTGGAAGAGCTTGCCCTGGCCTATGAGCTGCGCCAGGCGGGCTGCTGCTGGAAGCGGATCGCGCAAGGCCTTGGCGGCGATGCCAGACTGATTAGCGCCCAGGTTTCGCACCTGGTGGTAAACGGCATCAGCAAGGGCTTGGACGGCTACCAGCGCATACCAGGGCGCAAAGCAACCTTCGAGCTGCGCCTGATCCGTACTGCTCATGGTTTGCGCCAGCGTGGCTACACCTGGGCACAAGCAGCAGATGAACTAGGCGTAGAGGCTGCGCCACTGAGGAAAGCGCACCGCTATGCGCTGAACAGGGGGATGATCGAATGAGTGACGAACTTTACGCTGACAGCGCCCAGGCCAGGGAATGGGACCGCGAACAGCTGCAGGCGCCAAGCCTTCAGCACACCGATGGCGATAAATTCGCCGAGACATGCCGTAAAGCGCGCGAGCGCGATGCGGCAGCGTTTAAGCCGCGCCTGGCAAAGGCGCTTGACCAGATGGAGGCGTTTTTCAATGGCCGCAAAGCCTAGCCGGGACAAGGTGAAGACCTTGCGGGAAAAGCGGGATGCCCTGGGCTGGGCTCGGGTTGACCTGAATATCCCGCCAGGGCCGGCGCTGGACAGGCTCAATGCCTTGACCGATGGCGATGCCCGCCAGCGGTCCAAGGCGATCATTGCACTACTCGAACGGGCCTAGATGGCCCGTTTTTATTTCACCAGGTCCACTAGCAGGATCACCCGATCGCGGTCTGCGCGGTTCCAAGCCGAATGCTGGATCGTGTCGTCGAACAGCAGCACCTCCCCATTGCGCCAGCCACGGACCTGGTCGCCGACCTGGATAGCGCAGTTGCCCACCGGGCAGCTCAGGCCGATATGCAGGCGCAGCACGTCGTCTGTGTAGCCAACATGCTCTTCAATCTCCGTGTCTGGCGCCATCCGCGAATAGCCGGCGTTCAGCACCATATCGCTGCGCAGCCATGGCCACACGTCGTTGACGATCTTGCCCTGCCATTTGAGCGGTAATACCGACCAGCCACCGCCGTGCAGCGGCTCCGGCCAGACCGTGAATGCCTGCGCCATGGTGGCTGCGTGCACCTGCATCTGTTCCAGGTCGGCAATGGCCTGCTGGGCGAACTCTTTGGCCGCTGGCCAGGTATCGATCTCGATGAACATAGGAATTCCCCTGTAGGAGGCCGCCAGCGCGCCCTGGCGGCTCGTTTCGTATTCAGGCAATGGTACGCCGCACGTATGCAGCCGCTTGCCCCGCCACAGCCTCGCCTTGGGTTATCTGCCGATGGTTTGACCGCTTCAGCGCATTGATCGGCTCCCTTGCATAGGCAATCTTAGACTCCTGCAGCATGCGCTCAGCCATTGACGGCACTGCTTCATCGGCACCGATCCCGCCCGCCTGCGCAAAGCGTAGGCCTGATGCCATGCCCATGGAGCTGTAGACCAGCTGGCCTATCAGCGTCATGGGGATGGTCACCCAGCGGCCACGCCCAGGCGCCATGATCACCGCGTTTGACGGCAATAGCCCGTCTGCAAACTGCGTGCACTGTGGCGCCCCCACGCCGAACACCACAAGCTTGCCGCTGGCCTTCATGAGACCTTCCGCCTTGCGTATTTCAATGCCGGTCGGGTTGGAGCCCTTGATTTCAAGGAAGCAGTCGGCGGCAGGCACGAAGAAGTCAGGCAGGTATGCGCCGGCATCAGTGCTCCACACCTCCGGCTCGTACAGGTAGTCGATGCGCAGGCTGTCGAGATGACGAGCCCAGGCGCGCTCGCACTTCGAACGCATGATGTAGCCGTTGTGCAGGCATGGCTTGGCGTCAATCATTGGTCAGGCTCCGAGGCAGAAGGTTGGCCAGCTGATGCCCGACCAGTTCACGACCGTTTTTCACCTGCGTGATGCGCAGGGTCGGCCCGGTGCTGCCCAGGCGCGCAACCTCGGAGGCCTTGCGATGGTCACCGACCAGTTGCACTGGGTCACAGTCACGGAATCCGCGACCGCCGTTCTCGGCTTCGCTCTCGCCGATCAGATACGCCGGGTACTCATTCCCGACGCCGCCAGCCAGCGCATAGGCTCGATACCGCTTCACGAAATCGATGCCCGCGAACTCCAGGTCTTTGTTCGTAGGCAGGGAAGCCAGCTTGCGCCAGCCTCCCATCTCGTCGATCACACGGTGGATGATCGGGTCATCGAAGGCGACCGACTGGTAATGGCCGACCATGCGCACAGCCTTGTCCACCTTCGACCAGGTGACCATCGCCCGATCGCCAGTCGCGCCGTCGATCATGCGGATGATGTCGGCAGGCTTCGGAGCGAACTGTCCCTGGTCCGGGTTCTTGATCCAGAATTCGAACGCCCGGCTAACTGACGGCAGGTCGTATTCGATCAGCGCAGCCCAGTAGAGCGCCATCACAGGCTTGGTCACGTCCTTGCTGTAGATCGCCATGGTGGCTTGCATGATCTCAGCGAAAGGCTTCTTGTCGTCTGGATCAACCATGGAAATTATCTCCGTACACGAAATCATCGGCTGCCTGGCGGTTGCGCGCCTCAAGCGCCTCCTGCCGGCTCATGCCATGGCGCGGCTGCTGGGCAGAGCGGCTGCCGCCCCTGTCCTGGTCGCGCGAAAGCCAGCTGGTGATAAACCTGGCGATGCCGGACTTCGTTTTCCGCTTCTTCGGGTTAGACAGCAGCCAGGCACGCATGGCTCTCAGCTGCTGCATCACGTCCACTGCCGGGAACAGTTCGGACCATTCCATGACCTGGGCGACTGTGATCGGGTATTCCATTCCAGTGTTTAAGGGCATCGTAATTACGGGCGGCGAGCATGTGCTCGGCGCATTGCTTTGATCATTACTCACTGCTTCTTCAGGATATTGCTGTAAGTCATTGTTTATTAGGTGGGGATTTACCGGGGCCGGTTGTGCCGGGGCCGGGTTTTCCGTTTCCGGTTCCACCGGCGCCGGATTTGCCGGCTCCCGCGTGAAGTCTGGAACCTCGCTAACCGTGTAGGACATGCCGTTGAATGCACCCCCTTCGCTGCGAGCCAGGTCCACCTTCAGGTAACCAGCGTCTTCCAGCTCCTTGAGGATTACGCGAACAGCGTCACGGCCTGATGCCTTGCCGATCGCTTCCTTGGTCTGATTGATCAGGTGCTTGGTTGATACTTCCCAGTTGTCCGGCTTGCCCAGCAGGAAGATCAGCAGGCCACGCGCAGCCCACGACAGGCGCGCATCTTCGCTGATCGACTTGTCTAGCGTGTAGAACTTGGTTTCAGGCCTTGGGCCGCGACGGATGCTCACGCCTTAGCCTCCCACACTTCGCCCATGTCGATCTGACCGGGCAGCGGGTCGCGGCCTGGCTCTGGCTCAGGGAAGCGCAGCGCCAGCTCGCAAGGGCGTCCGGTGACGTTGGTGATCAGTTGCGCCAGGTTCTGGGTGACGGCCAGGATTTGAAGCTGGGTCGGGCTCGATGCCTTTCCCAGCTCCATGGCGGCCTTCATAAATTCACGCCGAGTAACGATTGGGCTGGTCATGGGCGGTCACCCTCGGAAATCCAGTATTCAGCCACAACCGCCTGCGTACCGTCGGAGTTGATGACCTTCTTCCGGTCGGAGTTGATTTTGTAGCCATCGCGGCGAAGGTCAGCGACACGAGCGGCCAGGCGGAAACAGCCGAATTCGCGCAGCGCATCTTGAGGGGTAAGTTTCTTGCCGGCCTGCAGCCAGCGGAGGATTTGTGTTGCTTGCGAAGGGTTGGGCAAGCTCTGTCCGTGTGCCATAATGGCACCTCCTTGAGAGAAACCCCGCGTAGGCTGCCAGGCCGGTGATCGCGGGGTTTTTTTTGGGCGCCTATCACCTTCGGCGCATATTCATGTTGCTATTGTACGCTGTGCGTTTGCGGAATCGAAACACTTCCGCCACGGCTATCAAGCCAAAAAACCAGTAGGTGACGAACGCCACTTTCGACGGCGCGGCCACGGTGCTGGATTTGCTTGCCGTTCATGATCAGCGCATAGCCTGCCGGCAACGGTGGCACGCTATGATAATCGACCGGGCTCAAGCGTATGTCAGTGCCGCCACCCTCGAAAAGCTCGGGTGCCAGGCTGACCACAGCAGTGAAGTCACTGTCTCGATCGTGGTGCCAGTTCCCATGCGCCGTGCCATTCGGCTCGTACTTGGCGAACTGGATCGAGCTGATACTGTTCGGCGCAACGTGGTAGATCAGCAGGAACCAGATATTCAGCGCTTCCACCAGCTCGGAGCAGCGTTCGTGCAGCTCGGGCGCAACATGCTTCAGCACCAGCTCGGGTATCTGGTACGGGCTGTCTTCCTCTGGGTTCGGCTGGTGGCCTTGCTCGAAGCCCAGGCGCACGGCCTCGTCCACCAGGTTGCTGCACACCTCGGGATGCAGGAATGGCACCGCGAAGGCCGATCCTGCCAGCCCGGTCACTCTGTTGGTGACAAGGATACCCATTGCCCAGTCAAAGGCTGCTAACCACTCGTCGTCCTGCTCGATCATTTCTGACAGGGTTTCCGGCTGGGGGTCTGCGCTTTTGGCGTAGGTGATGATCTCCAGCAGCGCCGGGTAGTGCTGGCGGAATTCAGGATGCAGGGCTTCAATCATTGCGAATCACTCTCGTATGTTTGCGTTTTCGAAACACTTGTAGCAAGCACATGAACGTCGGCAAGGCACCGCCCGGATCGATCCCGGTGCAGTTTGGCGAAGTGGTGATCAGCGCCAACCGGGCGGCGCCCTACCGCATGCGCATGCTTCATGTTTTCCGCCTGGGTGCACCATTCTAGGTTGTCAGCCCTGGCGTTCCACTGGTTCGAGTCCTTGTGGTTGATGTAGCCGAGCCCAAGAGGGTTCGGTATGAATACTTCGGCAACAACCTGGTGGAGCATCCGGCGTTTCTTGCCGCCGTCGGCAGCAACGAAAACCATCCCAGGGTAATCAGCTCCCCAGCTGTGCATCGTCAGGACCTTAGGCTTGATGATGCGCGTGGTGGTGGTGCCGTGTCGGTTCCGGTATGAAATCGACCTTGCACAAGACCGGATTTTCCCGGAACTGCTTACTTCGTAGAGGCCTTCGTAACCAGGGACAGGCCGCCATTCCTCAGAAGAACTCATAGGACCATCCCCCGCCGTCTTTCTTGGCCACGGCCTTCACGCCAATAAACTGGAAAGGGTACTGGTCGGCGGCCACCTTTGTTTTCACGCGGGCATCGTCCTCCCAATGCCCCTTTACTTCGTGCGCCTCAAGTTGCCCCGAGGCGAGCATTACGAAGAAATCTGGCGTGTAGAAGGTGTTGTCCGCCAGGCGCAGCTTCACACCCTCAAACCTGAACCAAAGCACCTCGCCAGCCTGCTTCCTGCGCTCAAGTTCAGCAGCGTAAGCCGCCTCAGTTTTGTTCATCGTGCCTTTCGGCAGTCGGCCCAGGGCCTGCCACTTTTTAACCCCGGAAGGCTTCTGGCGGGCCATGAGCGCCGCGTATTCGTCTTCACGCATGCGGGCGGTCATGCTGGCTCCAACATCAGCGCCAGCGCTTCCTCGGGCAGATCATGCCCTTGTGCGCGCAGCTCTTGGACGGCCTGGCCCAGCAGGTCGAGCTGGCGGCCATAGCGCTGCTCGAAGCGAGCCTTGAACGGGTGAATGGCGATCATTCCGGGCTCCCCGTAGCCGTCCTGGTGATGGCCGGCGCAAACCGCCAGCACCTGCCAGTGCGCGTTGGGCTTGGTGCGTCCATCCACATGATGGATGCTCACATGAGTGTTGCGCACTCCATGGTCATGGAAACAGGCCTGGCAGCCGATGTGCTGGGCCAGCAGGTCGTGGAACCGCTTCTGCTTTGCGCTGGGGTTCTTTCCTTTCATGATGCGAAACCTAAGATTTGCTCGACGATTTCCCGCAGCTTTGCCTCGGTCAGCTGCGCGCCGAAGAACTTGCGCAGCGCGACGTTGATCAGCGCGGAGTACATTTTCTCCCGCTCTTCCTCGTCCATGTTGCCGAACGACCAGGACTTCGCCTCTACGCGGACTTTGCCGTTGATGTCGTAGGTGGCGTCGTAGTAGCCGGCCAGGATCGTCATGTCCTTGCGGAAGCGTTCGTAGGACGGTTCGGCCTTCATGCCCCTGTATTCCATGCCCGTATCCAGGTTCTCGGTGAACCGGTCGAAGGTCAGGCGCACCAGGGCGTGCATCTTCTTGAAGAACTTGTAGTTGGCCGGCTTGGTGAACTCGCCGTGCACGACGGTGCCCAGGGTGATCTTCTTGATCGCCTCGGCGGTTTCCTCGTCGTCCGGCACCAGGCCGCCCTGAACTTTGCGGAGATATAGTTTCACAGCTTCCACCCGTTACGGCGGGCCTGCTGCTGATCGAGGATTCGACCGACGTACCCAATGACGGCGCCGATACAGACGCCTGCGAACAGCAGCATCATGGCCGGCTCCTTACTTGATGACTTCGCGGTGACCGTGGCTGTCCATCGGCGTGATGATGCCGTCAGACTCCAGGCGCTCGATCAGGCGAGCTGCGCGGTTGTAGCCAAGCTTGAATTTGCGCTGGACCGCGCTTATCGATGGCCGGCCTTCGCCGCGCATCCAGTCGCAGACCTCGCCGTACAGCTCGTCACCTTCAACCGCGTCCGGGTCGTCCAGCGCCGGCACTGGCTCAGACTGCTCGGGCTCTTTGTAGCCGAACAGCTCGCACAGGGCCTGGATAGTGGCTACCAGTTGCAGCAACTGGGTTGCGGCTTCCAGGCGCCACAGGAACGCGCCGTCGGCGTACTCGCGCTGCGCTTCCTCTTCCTCGCTCAGCTCGCCGCCGAACTCGATGCCCTTGATCTGGAAGTTGTGGGTCAGCTTGAACGACACGTCTTTATGCGTCAGCGCCATGCGCTCGACCATCAGCTCAGCGTCCAGGGCCTCGCGAAGGCCGGCACGGGCACTGTCCAGTGTGCCCAGGTCGAAGCTCACCTTGTCGGACTTGTTCTTCAGCTGCACGCTTTCGCCCAGGTCGAACTCGCCGAATGCCTCTTCATCACCGTCCAGGTAGCTCTTCAGGCGCGTGGTCAGGCCGCCCTTCACGTTGTCCACATGGATGGTAGTGGTCTTGACCGAGCCCACAACCTTGATCAGCGTGCCGACCAAGACTTGCGCCAGGTTCTTGTTCGTGGTCGGTACGACCAGGAAATTGCTTTCGGAGTGGTAGAAAGCGTGCACGACGGTGCTCTTGATCAACGCCTTGGCGATCAGCTCGACGGTAACGCGCTCCTTGACGGCACCGATCTCGTCGCCTTCCAGGTCGCGGCCAAGGTGTTCCTTGGCTTCGTCGATTGCGGCGCTGACCGCCTGGCGCACGGCGCTGGCCGGCAAAATCTTCTCGTCGTATCGCAGGGTGAACGAGCACCCGCCTTCGATCGGGGTCAGCAGCTCGCCGGTAGCACCGTTCGGGATAAAGCCGGCGCGGGAAATGAAGGTTTCGCCGACGGGCTCAAACGGCAGTTCTGCCAGGTGCTGGGCCAGGACTTCCTGACGTGGCAGTTCGGCTTTGAAGACGATGGCATTTTTGATCAGACGCATGGGTGGCTTTCCTCGTTGGTATTGGGCCGTTAGGCCTGGACTTTCAGGTTGATGTTGAATTCTTTGACGATGCGCTGCAGGTGGGCCCGGCTGATGCCGATCGCTGTTGCGATCTCCTGCTGGGTGTCACCAAGGCCGGCAAAGGCCGCGATCTTCATGGCGAGCTTCTCGCGCTCGGCCTTGGCCTGCTTGGCGTACTTCTCTTGAGCTATCTTTATTGATGCCAGCCGGCGCGGCGTGGCGGTGTTGATCTCGATCTCTTTGCGTGGCCGGCGCTTGTGTGCAGTGCTCTGCTCGTGCTTTACCGGGTCGAGCACCAACTGACGGCTAGGACGCTTATCGTCAGGCTCAGCAGTCTCGCCGTGTTGCAGAGCGTGCTGGGTGCTGCCTCGTGCGTAGAATTCAGCCGTGGCCGCCGCGATCATCTCGCGATCAGCCTGCTTCTCCAGGAGGTGGCTATTACTGAACATGCAGAGCATCCTTCGCCTGCTTCAGCAGGACGGCGGCTTGGTCGATGAAATCAGCGGCAAGGGTCGCCTGGCGCTGGGCTCGGCGAGCCGGGGATGCGATGGCCGCTAGCTCTTTGATTTCTTTGCTGGTGATGTCGGTAGGAAGGCCGATCACGTACTGCAGGTAGAGCAAGCGCTTTACCTCTGCCGGGATAGGTGTACGGCCCGTTTCGTATGCGCAACCACGCGAATTCGGAACGCAAACAGCTTCCCAAAATTTGCGTTGCGTCAATTTCAGCTGGCTACGCAGCTGTTTCACATTCAAGGCGTTGAAATCGCCTTCGTTTTGAATGGGCATGGCCTGGTTACCGTGTTCATGTTGTCGAAGCAATGTTTGCAAAATCGCAACATAAAATCAATAGGGGCGATTGCAAAATCCAAACATTTGGTCCATGAGTTGACGAAGCGCGCAGGAGGCACGCATGCAAACGAACAAAAAATTTTTCGAAGACCTATTGAAGGACCGCAGGCTATCGCTTCGGCAGCTCGCCAAGCGGCTAGATATTTTGCCGTCTCAAATCTCCCTTACCTTCAACGGCAAGCGGCGCATGCAGATTTCAGAGGCGGTCAGGATCGCCCAGATACTAGGCGCCCCGCTCAATGAGGTAATGCTGAACGCCGGCATCGAGGAAGTGCGAACCGACCGGAACCGGGTGACCATCACCGGCTACCTGAACGGTAAGTATGAGGTTGTGCCTGCCGACCCCAATGCGGTAGAGCGCACTCTATTGCCGGATGGGCTGCCCGCCGACTGCCGGGCTATACAGTGCCGAACCGTCGGCACCCCCGTGGCCTGGGCTGATGGCTGGATGCTCTTTACCAATGGCCACCAGGAGCCCGAGGAACTGCTGGGCGCCTTCTGCGTGGCCAAGATACAAGGCGGCAAGGAAGTGGTCGGCACCCTCTCGAAAGGGTATGAGATCGGAACCTACAGCCTGCACGGCCCAGTGCCGCGCACGAGCCAGCGCCTTGAGTGGGCTGCACGCATCCTGCTGACCCGCCATTGAGACAGATTGCGCATTCATTGCGCATTCTTTTTGCCAAAGGTGTTTGCAAAATCTAAACGGCCTGTTCTATCATCCAAACAGGCGGCGCGGTCATGCGCCATTTCTCCCACGTTTAGAGGCACCTTTGAGGATTCTTATGGACGACATCATCGACGACCCGGTCCCGGTCGTCACCGCCAACGGTAGCGGTAACCAGATGGCCCAGCTGTTTGCTGCTCTGGCTGCAGCGCAAGGCGAATTCGAACCGATCGTCAAGAACCGTTCGGTCAGCATCGACATCAAGAACGAGCAGCGCCAGAAGGTCGGCCAATACACCTTCCGCTATGCGGACCTGGAAGAGATCACCGCGAAGACGCGCCCAGCTCTCTCCAGGCATGGGTTGGCGACCGTGCAGCTTATCAATCCGTCGGGCGGGGGAACGTCGCTTTTCACACGCTTGCTTCACAGCAGCGGCGCCGAGCTGGTGTCTGAAATCCCGCTGCCGGCGAACAAAGGTGACATCAAAGCCTACGGTGCGACCATTTCCTACCTGCGCCGCTACGCGAAGTCTTCCCTGCTGGATATCGCGGCAGACGATGACCTGGACGAGAACGGTGAAGAAGGCGACCAAGGCCAGGGCCAGGGCTCAACCGATGCCAAGGCCAGCCAGGAAGCCGACGACGGCTTTTACACGGACGAGCAGTTCAAAAAGAACCTGCCGAACTGGACCGCCGCCATCACCGGAAACAAGTCCACCCCCGATAAGGTGATCAAGATGGCTTCCACGAAACGGAAGCTCACCGATGAACAGATTGCCGCCATCAAAGCTATCCAGCCGACCGAGACTACCCAATGAAAATTATCGACGTTGCACAGGGTTCCCCAGAATGGCACGCCCTCCGTGCCAAGTGCCTGACCGCCAGCGAAGCCCCGGTCATGATGAACGCATCGAAGAAGATGCGCCGCAACGAGCTGCTGCACATGAAGGCGACCGGCAGCGCCAAGGAAGTCAGCGACTGGGTGCAGAAAAACCTGTTCGATAAGGGCCACGAGCTGGAAGCCAAGGCCCGCGTGATCCTGGAAGAGCGGATCGGTGAAGAGCTGTACCCGGCAACCGCTACCGACGATGACGAGCGCCTGCTGGCATCGTTCGACGGCCTGACCATGATGGAAAACGTGGTCTATGAGCACAAAAGCTGGAATAAGGAACTGGCCGCCGCCGTGCGTGCTGGCGAGCTTGACCCGGAATACTACTGGCAGCTTGAGCAGCAGCTGGTGGTTTCGGGCGCTGAATACGCCATCTTCGTCTGCTCCGACGGAACTGAAGCCAACTTCGAGTCGATGGACTATTACCCAGTACCGGGACGTGCGCAGCAGCTTCTGGCCGGCTGGGCACAGTTTGAGGAAGACCTGGCTAACTACGTTCCGAAGGAAGCCAAGGTTGAGGCGACGGCGAAGACCATCGAACAGCTCCCGGCCCTGGCTGTCCAGCTGGTAGGCGAAGTGAAGCAGTCCAACTTGGCGCTTTACCAGAACACGGCGCTGAGCTTCATCCGCTCGATCAATACCGACCTGAAGACCGACCAGGACTTCGCCGATGCCGAAGCGACTGTGAAGTTCTGCGACAAGGCCGAGAAAGAGCTGGAGCTGGTCAAGTCCCAGGCCTTGAGCCAGACGCAAACCATCGCCGAGCTGTTCAGCACCATCGACGTGCTGAAGGAAGAGATGCGGAAGAAGCGCCTGGAGCTGGACAAACTGGTCAAAGCCCGCAAGGAGGCCATTCGCATCGAGATCAAGAACGGCGCCGAAGAAGGTTTCCGCGAGCACGTCGCGACCATCAATAAGCGTATCGGCCCGCGCGTGTGCCTGCCGACCATCGAAGCCGACTTCGTTGGTGTCATGAAGGGCAAGCGCACCATCGCCACCCTTCAGGATGCCGCCGATAGCGAGCTGGCCCGCGTCAAGATCGAGGCGAACGCGATCGCCGAGAAGATCGAAACGAACCTGAAGACCCTGCGCGAGCTGGACGCCAAGTATCGCAGCCTGTTCGCCGACGCGAACCAGCTGGTGCTGAAGCCGCACGAGGACTTCGTGAACGTGGTGACCCTTCGTTGCAGCGAGCACGACAAAGCCGAGGCCGATCGCCTGGAGCAGGAACGCGAGCGCATTCGCCAGGAAGAGCAACAGCGCCTGCAGCGCGAGCAGCAGGAACGCGAGGAAGAAGAGCGGCGCCAGGCCGCTGCAGCAGAAGCAGCCGCCCAGGCGCCAGCCGAGACAGTGCCAGAACCAACACCTAATCCTGCGCCGGCTGTCGATCCCGCTCCCACGGCGGAAACCGCCAAACCTGTGGTCACCGGCTTTGACCCGGCCAGCGGGCAGGACCAGACCGTCTACCACACCACGGCGCCGGCCACCGTCGGCAAGCGCAAGAGCGTGGCCACGCTGGTGAACATGGATGCGCTGCTGGGCGACATCGTGGACGGAGTGATGCCCATGGACCTGGTTCAAATCCACCCCGAGGCAGTGCAGGCATTCGTGGATCACCACGGGTTCGCTCCTACGGGCTTCACCCTGTCGAGCGCTGAGTGATGGACAAGGAGGCGGCGAAAGCCGCCCTCCTGACCGACAAAGACCTGGCCGAGCGCTGGGGGGTATCGGTCAGGACCATCGGGCGCTGGCGTGCTGCCGGAAAAACCCCGCCAAGCGTGGCTATCGGTCACCGGGGCGGGTTCGGCCAGGGCGTGCGCTACCGCCTGGACGACGTGATCGCGTTCGAGGACGCGCATAAACAACAGAATTGAGGCTCCAATGTATGGAAATCCTTGCCCGCGTTAACCCGCGCTACTTCGCGGCGATCAACCTGTTCCAGGCGAACAACGATGTTCGCTATTACCTGAACGGCGTGTACATCGAGCCGCACCCGGAACAGGGCGCAATCATCGTAGCCACCAACGGCCATGTCATCGGCGTCATGCACGACCCCGACGGCTTCTGCGCTAAGCCAATCATCGTGGGTGACATCAGCAAACCCCTGATCAGCGCCTGCCGATCGAAGGGCGTTATCAAAGGAATGCCGCCGACCGGACTGTATATCGCGGATGGTGGCGCGATCGTGGACTATGGCGACATCCAGCATGGCGAGATCGAACCATTCAGCAAGTGCGTGATGCACCTGAGCCGGATCACGCTGATCGATGCGGTGTACCCGAAGTGGCGCGCCGTGCTGCCAACGGACCTTGGAAAAGCGCCTCCCACCATGCTCGTCCAGTCCCAGTACCTGTCTCTGTTCGAGGATGCCGTGAAAGTTCTCGGCAAGCAGCGGGCCTATGCAGGCATCAGAATTCAATGCCGCGACGATGGGCGAAGCGTCGTTGTACGCCTGGACGATGCTGAGATGAGCGAGCGTTTCGTTGCCGTCATCATGCAGCTTCGCGACGGAAACGCACCAAAGACCATCCTGCCCGAGTGGCTGATGCCGAAGGAAGAGCCGGCACAAGGCGAAGCCTGATCACCCAATTACCTGGGCGCCCGGCGCCCATCGAGGCATCTATGCAAATTGAACGTACCGGCAAGATCAACCTGGGCCCGGCCTCTCTGACCGTGCTTGAAGAAGGCGTACCGCGCGAGTGGAATGCACAGAAAGCGTGGGAGCGCGAGTACAAGAACCAAGTATTCAAGCGCGTCGTTTGGATGATGCGCCACCTGGGCTGGACCTGCACCATGCCCGAAGTCGATCCAGCCAAAAAGGCGCGCTACGGCCATGGAATCGAGGAAGAGTCGTGCAGGCGCAAACGCTTTTGCCAGAAAGGTGATTTGAAAGCCGATCTGGAGATGAACAGTTGTTCGATCAACCTGAAGTTCTTCCAGAGCATCAACACCCCGGATCGTTCCGACCACGAAGGCCGCTATCAGCGCGACCTAGAAAAGCACATGACCTACCTGATGCGCCTGGAGATGAAGCGCACGCGCAACCGCATCACGCAGTACCTGTGTAACGTTTTCACCAACTACGAGCTGAACCCCAAATACTTTGGCCCGCTGGTGGTTGGTCCTTCTGGCCTTACCGCGCTGGAATGGAAGGACCACAACACCCGCGAGAGTTGCCATTACAATGCGGCGTTGGGACATGCGCCGATTCACTCGAAAACCAACTGTACGGCACGCGACGGCGGCACCATCGAGCATGGCGCGACGGTTTGGTACAAGGACTGGCGCACTAAGCGCATATTCCAGGGCACGGCTTACTACGACCTGAATACCGCCTGGTATCTGGTCAGCGGAAAATATGGGCACTCAGTCGTTCATACCCATGAAATCTACACCATCCAGCCGGCGAACCTACGCAGCCGGATGACCCATAGCGAACGCGAGAAGCGGCTGAATCATGAAATGAACCAGGCCGTGAAAGACATGCGCTTCGAGCGCGCGGCCCAGTTGCGCGACATCCTGTTCCCGACCAACGAGCCGCTATTCATGCTCTACCATACCGGGCACAACCTGTATCACCGGGCGTGCTTCAGTGGCTACTCGAACAATACGCACGACGCCGGCAAGTTCACCCGCGCCCAGCTCGACGGTTTCCTTGGCAAGGACGTTACAGAGGATCACCTGTCGCGCGTCGTAGCCATGAGCGAAGTCGAATAACCTGAAAGCCTATACGGGCGCCCAGACGGCGCCCCTCTACCGAGGAAAGGAATATGTGTACCGAGCAAACCAGCAAGCCATTCCAGTACGAGCCGGACGCCGAATACCGCTTCTTCATCTACGACCCCGAAGGTGACGGCTTCATCTACTTCCGCACCGTTGAAGAGCGTGACGCGCACCAGGGCATGGTTATCGACGGATATCTTGACGAAGGCTGGGATGAATCCGTCGAGCAGGTAGTTGCCGGCGAAGTGACCCATTCCGCGCAGCAGGTTGGGCGGGAAGAAAGGCCGCCCGAGGAACAGCTGGACGAGGAAGGCTGCGATGGCGAGGGCACCTACTGGGGCGACTTCTCCTACAAATGCAACTATGCGCTGCTGCCGATCGATGCCGACGGCGCGAAGGAGCCTGAGCAATGAAGGTTCTACTGATTTGGCTCTGCGCCAGCGCCGCGATGGATGATTGCCAGGTGCAGCGCGTCGGCGAGCCGATGCCTGCCACCCAGTGCGAAACCACAAAAAAGGTCTACGTGCAGACGCTCGGCACAGGCCCGGAACAAAATTACAGGATCGAGTGTCAGGACGCCTGATCCGGGCGTATACTCCGTCAGCCGACTACCCGGCATCCAAACAAGGAAAGGAAAATGGTTGATGCAGTTGCTGTGAACGTCCCGGCCATCGCTGATATCCCGGCTGGCGACCTGGTGCAAACCCTGGGCACCGTCTACGGCAAAGCGGTTTACGCCGCCGACAACGTAGGCGCCGCGCTGTACAAAGCCGACCAGGCGCAAGCCAAGGCTGACGAGGTTGAAGGCAAAGCGCAGTACGCTGCCGATACTGCTGGCGCTACCGCTGGCACCGTGGACAACTACGTTGCTCCGCTGGTTGGCAAGATGGACTCGGAAATGAACCAGGTCTTCGCCGCCCTGGGCCTGACCCGCGCCTGATCCTGCAGCTGTACCCGGCGCCCTTCGGGGCGCCATCCGAAAGCCCCTCATTGGGGCTTTTTTTGTATCTTCCCCGCCTGTTTGCGGTGTGCTACTGGGTGTTTAGATTTTGCAAACACGGAGCGCGCAACATGAACACTGCTTTCCTTCTCATGGCCCAGTACGGCGGCCAGGCCATCATTCCCGTCGAGAAGGTGTGCAGCGACTACTTCCAGCACCTGACCAGTGAGAAGTTCATCCGCAAGGTCGTCGCGGGCGAGATCGTCATTCCCCTGGTGCGCATGGAAGGTTCACAGAAGGCGGCCAAGGGCGTTGCGCTGGTGGACCTGGCGGCCTACCTTGATGAAAGGCGCGAGGCTGCGCTGAAAGAATGCCGCCAGCTCCATCGGTAG